TATGACTATATCCTTCGGAGTACCCTGCTTCCAGTTTGCGTTAGAATAATCGAACATTCTGACACATACACCATTGATACACAGATAAACCAAGTTCACATCCTTCTCTGTTGCATCACCACCACCCAAATTGTTGACCGTATGAGTGGTAGTTCCGTCGATAGACAGAGAGAATTTTATTCGCTTAGTCTCAGGATAGTAAGTGATTACACGATCCGTAGAACACTTTACCTCAATTTTGTTAGCGTATATACGGAAGCCAGTTGTATCATCCATACAATCTACGATGACCGCATTCTCATCAGAACAGATGCCTGTCTCGAACTCAATCTCGACGGTTCTTCCCTTCTTGCTTCCACTCACACCGAAATTCTCTGCGAATGGTTGCCAGTCTTTCAATGTAACAGACTTTCCGGCTCCGATGGTCATACCCTTTCCGTCCAAGAAACCATTATAGGCATTCAACTTAAAGTTGGCAGAACGCTCCAGATAAGAAGTTCTTACTCCTTCGTAATAACTCTCCAGGTTCTCGATACCCTTATCGGAGTTTGTCTTACCCTTCATGGAGTAATATACCTTACATTCGCTGACCGGCTGCAAAGTAACTCCTGCACCCTTGATTGTTACATCGTGGGTTGCACTCACATCGCCAATGGATATTACTACACTAATCTTTGGAGCATAGTCATTTAAATCCAATGGTACAGTAGCCTTCAAGGGGGTCTCTCCTGATGTATGGTTATCATCTACGGTACATAACTGGTCCGTCAGAACAAGTTCCTCTGTATTGTTATTATACAATACCTTGATTTCGATTGCAACCTGTGAGCCAATCTCATTGTCAGGAAGGTAGAAATAATAAGGTACCTGAATGGTAGAATACTGAGTAGCAGATACAGGAGCGTCTTTTCCTATGGCAATAGCAGGAGTATTGCCCTTCTTGATATAGGAAGTTCGTATCTTGTCTGTTGTGATGCCATACTCTGAATTGACTGCCCATACTTCAATTTCATGCTTACCAGCAGCATAAGTACCTTTTGAGTCAATGATAAACTCGCCAGATGAGTTATTGATGGTCTTGGTCATGGTTTCACTACCATTGCCATTGCTTACCTTGCAATAGACGGTGGCATTTGCACCCTGGCAATTCACACGAAGAGACCACTTTCCATCCCTTACGGCAGTTTCTACATAACTCGCATCAAAAGAGAGATTGATAGATACCGTTCTGATGCTGAAGGAGAAAGTTCTGCTTTGACCGTGTGTATTCGCCACAGTGATCCTTACAGTATTCGTTTCTGACACAAGATAGTTGGTCAGATCCACATTATAATTGTTACCCGTTGCCGTACCAGAAGCTTCAAGTGTCTGTTTCAGTTCCGGAATATCAACACCATTTACTGATACCACAAGAGTTCCGCTTGTCTCATCCTTTTCGCTTGGCTCTCCGTAGTAGCTATTGTAATTGATGGTCGCAATACACTCTGTTCCCTTCACGATAACATCATCAGGTCTCTTTACCATAGATGTTCGCAGGATATACTGGAGTTCTGCTTTTGCAGTAACAAAGTCATAGGATTGCTTCACGTTGTCAGCATAAGTCTCCTTGTCGTTATACCACTGACGATAGCTTTCCTCGTCTGAAAAGAATCTCCAATAGATGTGCGAGTTGTTTCCCTCTGGTACTACCTCTTGGTCAATGTAACCGAACTTCCCATCTTTTAAGGAAATCAAGTTGTCCTTGATGAGCTTCTGTACCCATTTACCCAAGTAACCTCCCCAATCGGTGTTGAGGTCAGTTATTTCCTTATCTATTTTTTCTGTTGCCATATCTTAATTAATTTTTCCAAGTTTCATCATCAATCCAAGGTTTCTCATTTACCCACCATCCGCTGCCGAAACAGCTTCTGATAGCTTGCCAAATGAGAATACTTCCCTTATACACTGCCGAAATCACATTACTTCCCAACCTGATAGCAGAGATTTCTTTATTTCCTAACTTAATCATAGGCTATTCCTCCGTAAGCATATAGTAAGTATCGGGGTCCTTTGTTTCCAAAGCCTCGTAAGCCGCTTCCGTCATATTCACGAACTTCGTGATAGTAGCAGGGATGTCCTCTACTTTTTTCTTCAATGCAGAAATATCAGATGTAGCTGTAGTCAAAGCCTTTTTGTTTTCCTCTGCCGTCTTGCTTGCTGCCTCTGCCTTGGTCAACGCATTGCTTGCATCAGTAGAAGCATTGGTTGCTTTCTCCTTGATTTCGGTAATAGTGGACGAGAAATCGACGGATTGCTTCGACCAGTTCGTACCATCAAAATAGAGGAAGGCGATTTCGTTCTCTGCTACAGAGAGTTTTCCAAAATTAGGGTATTCACCTACCTCGGTAGGCAGATAGAATACCTTAGTTTTCGGAGTGCCAGGATTGGTGGTTCTTGCAGCGATACCGCCATACACCGCACCCAGCAGCAGATTATCTACCGAACCATTGACTTGCGCCAAAGCGTCCTTGGTGGCATAGGTGGATAAATCTACCGAGATGTTTATCTTGAAGGTTTCGCTGGTAGCAGTCCACGTACCATCCGTCTTGCAGCGATAGACGGTATAGTCAGTACCGCTGCCTACATAAGCCATCATGCCCTTGTCTGGGTTAGGATAAGCCGTTTTCAACTCGGTTTCTGAAGAATAGAAACCGCAGTTCATCTCCTTCGCCTTGCTCGCCTCACTCAGTTCCATGAGTTTCGTGACAATCAAGCCGAAATTGGTGTCGAGCGCTTTCGCTACGTCGCCAAACTTGCCCGTAGTAGGCGTTTTGTTTAACTGTTCCATATTCTTAATCATTATCATTTGCCATTTCCATCCCAATTCATGTCTGTCTCACCAGTCCAGAACACACCTCGGCCAATCGAGCTGGATGAAGGTACTGGGGTAAGGAATTCTGGGGGTATGTATATGCAATTCACGCTTGCGCCACCTTTCAGCTCATGCCAGCCTCCAATGTCGCAGAAATGTATAGTCTGATGGTCGTTTCCGTTAATCACTCGCCACTCCTTGCCATCGTCCATGCCCACGAATGAATAATAGTAGTCCGCTGTATTGTTGAAAAGGATTACATCTATCGGCATACCAGCGGTGTCGTCATTGCCACCAGGCGCAAAGAGCGGTATCTCGTAATAAGTGTTGCTGCTTGTTGTCATTCCCTGCGTCAGTTTATGCTCGACTGGTTCTTTACCCGTGCCCCTTGTAAAGACTTTCATCAAGTCCTGTTTGACTATCGCCATCGTCTTGGAACGATGTCCAAACATTCCTCTGCACCACACGTCTGATGTGTAAAATCTGTTGCTGCGGTCCTCCTTTTTATTGTAACCTTGGCTAAACATATCACCATCGAACCACATCCTTCCATCGCTTCCAAATTCAATGCTTCCCACGACATTGCCTTTATTATTGACACAATTGAGCCTCTTGAAGCTTCCACTCACACCAACCAGCTTGCCACCGAACTCACTATCACCCTTGAACTTGGCATTTCCTTCTTCATCAATCTCAAAGTTGCCATTCGGCGACTTGACGGATTTCATCACACCCCCTTCCGCGTAGATGATACCTCGTAGGATGATGTCGGTAAGGATGGCTCTACCGCCATGCGTGACTACGAATTTAGCGAGATTGTTGAGTTCCTCGGCAGTAGGCTCGTAGTTCGGGTTATCCTTATACTTTTGGATGGTGTAGATAGCCTGTTCGAGTGTTCCGCCACCCCAGAGAAAAGGAGAATCATCGTCGTTGTAGTAGCCGCTCATACCGCCAGTTTCCTTAATCATCTTCTTATCACGGAAGTTGCCCACTTTAAACTGCTGAGACATAACCAAACCACCATCGATGGTTGTAGAACCTTGCGTGATGGCATCAGTCAGGAACTTCATGTTCTGAAACTCAGCCATTGACTTATCATTGTCTGAGTAGGAAGGTGACCAAGCAGGGGCAAGCTTGCCATAAGAAAGCATGATTTCACAAACAACACAATTCGTGCTAACCATAGAGAATACATCGTCTGCTGCGTCAGAGCAAGTAATATGCAGCTCGTATCTCTCGAAGGATGAAGTCATATCTACATCATGTGTTTCGCCACCGATGCTCACCTTGACGGACGTTCCCTTGCCCTTGAAGGAAAGCACGTATGCCTTATCTACCAATAAAGGTTGGGCAAGTTGCTGAGATAGGGTTCCGCCTATCCGTACTGCCTTTCCGCTTGTAGAGTCTTTGGTGTCAATCACACTGGCATTCTCCATCGTCCAATATTTCAGCTTCTCAGAGAACGTTTCCTTATCCTCAGAGATTTCAGTCTCTTCGGATATATCAATACTCTCATAGTCGCCACAAAATGACGTATTGCGCAAGAGATTACCGCTTTTGATATTCAAATCCTTCAAATCGTCTTTCTTGACAATATCGGTAACGGGTGAGTTGTCCGGCAACAGAGAGTCTGAATTGAAAATCATCTTGCCCTTAAAGGTAGCCTCTTTTTTCTTGGAATCGTATTGGAAGAAACTCTTACCCTCTTTATCTCCGGTATAACTGTCGCCATAAATGTTGCAATGGAACAAGCCAGTAGCAACATCATACCCTTCGTCCTTTACTACATGGTCGAGAGAGTAATCATTGATACCTTGGTAGAACTTCTGACTTGGTGCATCATTAGCGGTAGCAGAGAGAATAATGGCTGCCTGGCGATTATCTTGACCCTCATAGCGATAACCCAACTGCACGATGTTATCATTTACAGACGGCTCACTGGTTGTCAATTTATCCTTGTCGGTATTCGACAAGACGATATAGTTTTCACCTACCTCAACAACCAATCGCCAGTAGTATTTGGTTTTCACAAACTCATGTGTTCCTGCATCAATTCCAAACTGCTGGCAGCGAGCTTGGTCGCCTACTACAAACTCATTATATACCTTCTTTTCACCCTTGCTATCGCTTGTATCAAAATAGCACTTGAATTTGTCAGGTTCTACATCATCCGCTACCACGTTCCCGTCTGTACCAAGACGTTCCACCTTACTTACTTGCATAGCCGCAGGTGTGATGGCAAGTTCACCACCAATATATCGCAATTCGTGAATAGTGATACTTCGGAAATCAGCAGCACGGCGAATCGTGATATAGTCAAACTCAGCGAGCGATGTACCGTCATCTTTGACAGCAACTTGCGCGCCCGTAGAACCAGCGGAATAATTGCCAAAATTGACTTCTACAGGTTTGTCCTTTTCGCCTATTTGAACATTGCCCTTTACGAAAAGCTGAGATAAGTGAGCGATACCAGCCTCAGTAATATCCCACACCTCATTAAGAGCATCTGCGACTTTCTGAACACCAAAACGAATGCCTTTTTCAAAGGTAATAAGTCCATGGGCAGTATCATCATCAGTTTTTGATAGAAAATGTCTCACGCCAAACTGACCCAAGAAACTCGGAGTTACAATTAGCTCATCACTCGTATCGGAAGTGTTGTCTTTTGCTATGCCGGTTATTTTGTCTTTGTCACCAAAGAGTAATCCTTGGGTTATCTTGAGAAAAGAAAAGGTTGCATTTGCGATAGTCTTTAGGAATGAAATAGTATCATCTATACTATTATATTGCCACCATTGACGAACACCGCCACTATCTAAAGCTTCATCAGTAGCAAGAGAACCGTAGTCAAAAGGCTGCGGATTTACCCAAGCTCTGTATCTAACATTATCTTTAGTAATCTGCACTTCAGAGATAATGCCCTGCAGATAGATGTAATAATAATCTTCACTACCTACCTGTTTAGACTCATCGGTAATAGATTTTCCGTAAATATCAATTCGCTCGCTGGGAAATACAACAAGGGCTACATCATCCAAATTTCTCTGACGGATAGTGCCATCGGGACTGTCTGTCTTTTTTGGGCGAGGGATGGCGACATAGAGATACCGCCTCTCGTCACTCGGAAACTCGGAAGGGTAGGCCGCAAGCGTCCATCGCTGGTAATTATGCCCTGCATCATAGCCCAGTCCGTCGATACCCTGCATATAACAGAGTATCGAAGCACCGCTAACCACACTCGCCTGAATGCGGTTAGGTTCGCCTGTAGCATTGAGCTGAATATAAAGCGCACTATTGGAGATCCAATAATTAGCAGTTTTTGCTTCTGTTACCATCTTTCTTTTCGGATTTCAAAATTTCATATTTTTACATCACAAAGATAGTAAGATTTGTTTTTCTGAGAAGGACAAGGGATTAAACGCTTGCCGGTCCGTAGATGTCGAGTTTTGCCGTAAATGATACGGAATACATATTAGTATTAGTCTTATCCAGGAACGTGATTTCATCTTCCGGAATGATGGTAACTGGAATCCAGTTACCCTTCACGTTTAGCCAGATATGATTACTCATCAAGAACTCATGCAGATACCATTGCAACCAATTCTCATCCAACGGGTCAGTCATAAACAACCAACTTTCCCGATCATTCTTCTTACTTACTGCAGAACGAGAAAAGCTATTGAAAGTTTCCAACTTCGTAACAGTATAACTACTACTCTGAATAGAGAGTTTCTTGCTATACGTTCTTGGTATGCTTACGCACTCCAATACACCGAAGGAATTGATAAAACGGAAAACCATACGGTCTTTTCCTTCATCTTTCGGCATAGCATAGATACTTTGTTCGCCGATAGTCTGCAAACCCTCTTTTGTGATTTCAACCTCACGAGATTGTGGAGCAACAAGTTTTTTGGGGTTATCCACTAAAGACTGATCGACAACGAGTTTTTCTGGACTATCCAATAAAGACTGAGGCTTAGGGTAAGCAGGAGTATAGGCATAAGTATCTCCTACAACCATCAGTTGCGGTAAGGACTGAGGTTTACGTGATAAATATGTAACCGATTTCGTTACACCTGATACCATTCTCTCAATATCCCAGAATGCACCTGCAATACATCGCAGATTGGTGGCACCGCCATCACTTGCTTCCGGCTTTTTCGGATAATATTGCTCTCCTGCATTAGTGTGCAACTCACCATTACTATCCATATACTCATCGTATGCCCTAATATACCATTTAACCATTGGGTAAGTAGTCGGATGGGGAGTATATTGGTAATCTTTCAGAAGTGTACCAATGGCAGACGATAAATCCAGTTCTACATCATTACCCTCCTTGATTACGGGTACAGGAAACTTGTTATTTTCGTAATTGCCATTATTATTGTCATAATTCACCTCTACAATTACACGATGAAAGTACGGTGGATTTTTTATATCATCAGGCTTAATCTTAAACGTGATAGGATTACCAGCCAAGATGGAGCCTGATATAAACCTAATATTACTTGCCATTTTGATTTAGTTTTGAATGTTAGACGTTACATATTGACTTTTTGTTCCACGAGTGAAACAAAGTCTGAAACTATCTTGCAACCTGCGGCTTCAGATGGAGTAATCTTGATGCTAAACACCGTTTCTGTCTGAAGTATCAAGTCCAAGAAATCAATAGACTCTAAGCCTATATCTTCTCGCAGATTAGAGCTGTCAGTTATCTCCGTATCATTCCACGATGACCTCAATCCATTGATAATGGAATGCAGCCTCTCCTGTATATCTTTCCTTTCCATATTCCTTTTACCTTTTTACCTTTTTACTTTTTTACCTTTAAACGTCCTTTGATATAACAAACGACGCATTTGTTCCCCCAAATCCAAATGAATTACAGAGGATATTATGCGGCTCATATTTCATGGTTTTCATTACAAGCTTCATATCAGGAAAGGCATTGTCATTCGTACCTACACAACCAGGAAGAAAACCGTACTGTATCATCAAAGTGGCTTGCACGGCTTGCGATACACCTGCCATCCAACACTCATGCCCAGTCATACCCTTTGTAGCTACCACATAAGGGCAGAGCGTAAAGGAGTCCATGATAGCAGTTGCCTCGGCTTCGTCTCCCGCAGGTGTACCAGTGGCATGAGCAAGGAGCACGTCTATATCACCTTCTTCTAAGCCCGCATCATCTATCGCCTTAACCATAGAAACAGACTCGCAAGAGGCAAGTGGGGTGCAAGGAGACTGTAAACCATTGGTAGAGAAACCATAGCCGGATAGTTTGGCCAAAGGAGTATGTTTCATATCCTCATCCTCCTTTCTCATGCGATAGAAATGTTCCGACTCTAAGATAACGCAAGCCGCACCACCCGAAGGAGCAAGACCAGAACGGTGTTTATCGAAAGGTCGTACTGCATCAGTAGCAAATACGCCCAAGGCATCAAAAGACTGCATAGAGGAAGGTCCAGCCTCCTGCATACCCACCACAATAACCATTTCCGTTTGATGACTATTGAGAAGCATCTGTGCTAAGCCGATGGCATGACCGCCTCCTGCACAGGCTGCACTCACGGTAAGCGATAAACCGTGAATACCCAAGAGGGAGGCAAGGTTCATGCTGGCTGTAGAGTTGAGCGAGCGGAACACCGCACCTGCACCCAGACAACGTGTGTCATTCGTACGCTGCATGGTTGTACCTATATCCATCATTGTATCTGCGGTAGAATCGTTGCTTACGATAAGAGAAACATGATGATCCTTTAAGAAATCGTCGCTTACCTTTGCTTCTTCAAGTGCTTGCTTTACGGCACTTAGCGCATAGTAAGTGGGAAGGGAGAAGCATTGTCTCTGCGCCCTGGATAGACGATCTGTATATTTGAATGATACCTGTGGTACTGCACCGCACAAACATGACTGATACCCGATTTTCTCGCGATAGGTATCATGGTATAAGCCACATTTACCATCACGCAAAGCCTTGGCGAAGGATGGTATATCCTCGCCAAGGCATGAGTGAATACCCAAACCAGTAATATAGTTCCTTTCGTTTCTTACTTTGTACATCATAGTCGTATCTTATTTTTATCTTCAAAAGTCTTCAAAAGCAAGAATGCTCTTTTTACTTTTTTACCTTTTTACTTTTTTACCTTTAAATCATAGCGCATACACCGTCAATTCCACCTCGTCAAGTCCAGTTTCTGCGCTGATAGTAGTATTCACTTTGTCGATAAGGCATTTAATACCACCAATGTTCCACCATTCCATCCAGTGATTAGGAATATCCGCTATCTGCGCTACGGTAGTAGAGCAACGTATCTTGTATTTCTTGCGATTAAGTAGGAAATAAGCATACGGCAAAATAAAAGTATCAAACAAGCCGCGAGACTTGATTTTAGTTACCACTTTACCTGTGCTCGCATCCACCTCGTCAGGCGCACAGAGTGAAACGTTTGCATACTTAGGGTCCTTCAACCAAGAAGGTTCTTTGAATGCACGTATCTTTAGAGAGAAACGTTCTCCATTACCCAATCCTTCCTGAACACCATTATAATCGAAAAGATTACCCATCATATCGAGAGAGTCACAAGCAAGGGCATATTTTCCTACCGCAGAGCGCCATTTCGATGTACCGAAACCATCGTAATTGAAATCATAAGACTGAATACTTGCGTCTGCACCACCACCTCGCATTAGCGCCAAAGCAAAGCCCCAACGAGAATCATCCTGCAAAGGAGAGTTGCCGTCATCGGTGTCCGATGGATCATAACTCTCTACGAGCTTCAAAGATTGTTTCATATAGAAATCGCAGAATGGAGAGGAAATAGTTTGGTTAATAATCTGCTCTACAAATTCATGCTCCATATCTTCATCCACATAGGCGCAAAGAATAGGCTGACTATCGGCGATAGTTACGCCATATTTCTTTCCGCTATGAGAATCGGTTGCCTCGTGAGAGCCGTATGCAGCCTCTATCTCCTTGAAATAATTGACATCGTTGAAAGGTACAGGAGTAAAGTCTATACTAATATCCTGAATGAAGTCCTCATTTTCCTCACTGCAATCTCCATATTCGACACCTTTGAACTGACCCACCTCGAAAAGGACTGGCTTTAGGTCTGCTGTAGTTGTAGCCTCGCTATTTACTTTAACGCGATAGGCATTGCCCGTTTTCTGGTCGATATAGCATCGCTTGTCGCCATTACTGAGATTATGAAAGAACTCGACATAAGCCTTATCATAAACAGTCGCATTATCTCCGGAATTTGGCTCAGGATAGTCGGTATAATTGTAATCAGTATCATAACCCATATTCTTGTTTTTGCGGCTATCTTTGATGTATTGTTGCTGTTCTTTAGCATCACTCTCGTTAGAATAGCGCATACGCACACCCGTAATCTTTTCTGTCATAGGAGTGATAGAATGGACGTTTGCATGGAATGTTCGGGCAGGATTACCACTACGGCGCAACACGTCCCTTATGAGATATGCAGTAACCTTCTTTTGTTCATAATCATAGGAAAACTTAATACCAAAAGCTGCCTCTAAGGATGAGATAACAGTGCTTACGCTCTCATCAGGAAAGTTATCACTATTCGCCTTCATATTAAGAACATTCGCCTGTACGCTGAACTTCTTGATTTGAGCTTCGATACTGATACCTGTAACCTTACCACCTTCACTTGTCGTTTCACCTACCTGTACATGTTCTGTCGTACCTTCAGGCGTGGTAAGGGTAAGTTCCTGTACCGTTTTATCCTCTGCTTTAATGATTTCAATCTTACCACCGCAACCACGAGACTCCAACCAGCTATTGATATGTTCCTGCGTCTTAAAGAAGCCTGTCTTGATTTCGCCAGGAATCTTCTCTGCTACAACTTCTGCCTCCTTATCAGAACCTGCTACATACGTTGGATCATTAATCTTATCCTTTGCATTCCAAATCTCCCTTTCCGTATAATAGTCACCATGGTGACGATGAAGGAAAGGTTGTTTATCGCCAGTAAGGTCATTTTCATCATAAGAATAACTGATAGTATCGTAGGCGCATACAGTTGTAAAGAAACAGAGATGCTTCATATCCTCGATTTTCATCAATGCAGATTTATCGAAAGATACACCAAGGTGAGCAAAAAGACAATCCAGAAAATAGAGTACATAGAAACAGATACCCGATTGCGGTCGCCTTGCATCAAGTACCCAATATGGATATAAATCCTCATAAGTCCACTTACAATCCTTTACGCTGATAACATCACTCGATGTTTGCCCTTCATCATCCAAACCATGATGCTTATAACAGACACGAGCATTACAATAAGTAGCGGCACGTCCTGCTCCATCCGTCTCACCATAAGCCGCCGATACATTGATATAATCGCCCTTATCTGCCAAAGCGGGAATGTTTACGGTATGATTGTTAGGGTAAGACCTCTCGCCAGCCTTATAAGCGTCTGCCGCCTTATGATCGGTAGTCGTACCAGCATATTCTTTACAAGAACCAGGATAAGAAAAACCAAGGGCTTGCGGCTCCAGCACCTTGCTCACACTAACGTGTCGAGCCTGTATTATTCTGGTTTCCGTCTTATCGCTCTTGTGCTTACCTCCAGCCACAAATACCTCTACCTTCACTATCGGATCACTCTCAATATCCACTCTCACGTTACCTATCTTTTCTCCGATGATGATTGTGTCCTTGACTGGAATATCACGACAATTCAGTGAACCGATAAGGTTGCTGAATGATTGCGTGCTGGCATCAATATTCATCGAGAGAGAATCGGTTATCTCGTCATCATCCTGCATGACAAGCGTACCATTACGGAAAGGCAAGCCGTCGGCATAAATCTTGGTAGGCTTATGCTCTAAGTTTACCGCACGAATAGACGCACGCGGATCTTCGATGTTCTTCAATAGCCATCTGTTTCCGTCAAGCGGTAAGGAGAATGGATAAGAGAACATTTCGGTATCGTTGAACACAGGGTTCTGATCCTCTATATCAATAGAGAAATCAGAAGCCTGCGCCGTAGGTTTGTCGTCAACCAATATAGTGAGATGGGATTTCATTTCTTAATACTCAATTTAGATTTATCGTATAATTTTATCAGACGAGAAGTAAAACTATGGATAGTTGCCTCTCCATAAGCACAGATTTCTCTATGACCATGGTCGTGCAATGTGCCATCAGTTATATGGACGGTTGCACAGTCGTAACACTCAGCCTCCTTGCTTGTCACAAGATAAGAATTATTTCGGGCGATAGCATAACCTTCCTTGATGGTAGCTCGGCTATTATCCAACAATTCCACTTTGCAGCAAGTATTCATGGCCAAGGCAGAGGCACTACCATGCAGCACCACCTGCGCTTTGCCGAGAATATAAGCGGTATGGGCAAAGGAAAGATGAATAGGTTCATCGCTATCCCCAACAAGTACATAGCCTGTTCGGGAGTCCTCATTATAGAAGATGCCAGCCGCATTGATTTCAGTCTTGAAATCGGGATAGAAATCATGAAAGGCTTGCACCACCTGTTGTGGAACCTCCGTTATCATGCCATGCCAATACTTATGCCAGGTATCACACATTTCCCTGATACTTGTAGTTTCACAAAAATCATGCTGAGAAGCCTGGCAATTCCCGCTCTGTGCAAGAATACCAATGCAGAGTTGCTTAAATTGCTGGCTTTTCCGTTCTGCAGTTTCTTGATCCTTTCCCATATTCACTTCTTTACCTTTTTACCCTTTTACCTTTAAATCGCCTCTTCTTCCGTTTTAGCAAGAATTGCCTCATAGCCGGTAAGTTCATCCTCACTCACGATGTCAGCGTACTTTTGGCGAAGCTGATCGATGCGCTCCTTGATACCCTTCACTCTCGTCTTTGTAGAAGGCTTATCCTTACGGATGATGTACTTTATAAGGGCATCAGCTTCTGCCTTGTGCTTGGCGGCTGCATCACGGGCTGCCTTTACTTCCGGACGGTCGTTAGCTATCTTTTCAGCGATAGCTTCGGCAAAATGAGGATCACGAGCCAGGGCTTTTTCATAGAACGGCTTAAACTGGGTACGGAGTGTCTGAGGGTCAATGGTAAAGGCCTTCTTTGCGTAGGCGATGTATTCAGGATCACCTGTCTTCTCGCTCAGACGCAGGTAACATTCACCCATCTCTCTATCCACAGCAGTGTAGATATTAGGTAAGAGTTCACTTTCGATTTCGGTAGCACGGGTTGCAAAAGCGGCGATTTCTTCTTCGGTATAGATAGCACCTTTACCTTGCGATATAGCCTTCTCGTTGGCCTCTGCCATGGTCTTAGCCTGTTCTGCCTTACTTGCCATCTCATTGCGAAGTTCACGCACGGTGTTTACTTGCTCCTGCAGGGAAGGAGAGAGGAACGGACGGATCTGCATCAGATTAGGCATCGTAGCAGCAATACTCTCACCGTCAGGATTGGCTACGATACCATTGTAGGTGAGTGGCTGGATGGTTGTGTCCGGCTTCAAGTTAGGAAAGAGAGATTGCTTTGCCTCTTCCATGGCTTTCTTCTTCTGAAGTTCGGCATACTCAGCCTGTTCCTTCTTGGTAGGTCTGCCCACACGTCGCTTATCGGAAGCAGATGATGCACTGCCGGTATCGATGGTTTGCAGATAAGTTACCATCTGACGCACACGACGATGATAATCTCTAAAACGGCGTGAGTCTTTGACAAAGGATTTCGCCTTAACAACATTACTCAAGAGGTCAAGTCCCTGCTCAAAAGCCTCACGCTGGTCGGATGTAAGCATTCTTGCGCCAATGGCAGGAGCAAGGAGTTGAACGATCTGTTCTTTAGATAAATCTTTCATAAATCCTTATTTTGTTGTTTATTTGAATTTTAAGAATAATTTTTGCCCATTTTCGGCTTGATTTTCGATTAAATGTCAAATTAAGCGGTTTTGAGAACGCTTGATACGACATAAAACCGAAAATAAGCCACTTTAAAAGCTCTTAGCACAAGAGAGGGGTTACAAATATTCGGGAGCCAGTCTGATTGTTCTTATAGCCTTCGCTACTATCATCCGATGCAGACTCGTTGGAGGTGTCACTCTTAGCCAAATCAGCTTTCTCGTTGGCAGCATCGAGTTTTGCCTGTGCCTCTGCCTTCTCTTTTTTCAGTAAGCGATGAATACTTTCCCTTATGGTAATGGCATCATCATGGGCAAGAGAACGGGTCAGTTTATCAAAATTGATAACTGATGTACGCTGCTTGAGATAGGCGGTTACAAGTTGGCGAGCCTTCTTCAGCATCTTGTCATCTTCGCTTGCCTGCAAGAGGCGAGGGATGAAATCTTCGCCAAAGGCTTCTTCCAGGTATTCGCTCTGAATGAAAAGCATATCAGGGATGAGACGCACAAACTTATCTCTGTTGCCGTAAATATCGAGATATGGACGCAAAGACTCACAAGTAGGAAAAAGCAAATCCTTATGATAGTAGTAGTACTCACTCTCCTGCCAAAGGGTTACGATTTCCTCTATTGCTTCATGTCGTTTGGTCTCGGCTTCGGTTGCAGCGTCATTGCCGCTATCTGTATGCTCGCCCGAAGTGTCGATAGGCATAGGTGTATTTATCTCCTTTGCCCATCCTTCCAAGAGGGAAAGCATGTTATTGAGCGAAGTCATTGCCGACTTGCGATAGCTTTCCTTGCCCTGTGCTATCTGGTCTTTGGTAGCCGCGGCAAAATCACTGCTGGAAGCCACGTTGATACCAGAGCCATTCACAGAGAGAATTTGCTTTTCTACATTTTGCGCCATCGCATCATTTGCAACCATGCGCTGTGCATAAACCAGAAGTTCACTCCAGGGATTATCAGTATAAGTACCATTAATAATCGTATCGCAGAAATCAACAGGTTCAATGCTTGCGTAGTACTTGCAAAGTCGGTCATAGAGCGAAGCTCCTAAGCGAGGTTTCAAAAAATCCTTCTCGCTATTATCAAGCATACCTTGCAAGTTGGCCACCTCATCCACGGCATTGCTCGGAATCTGTAGCCGGAGTTCTTGATTCGTAAAGAGTATCATATCCTTATATTTTTTTACCTTTTTACCTTTTTACTTTTTTACCTTTAAGATTCTTCCTGCTTCGTAACTCCCGTTTTTGAGTTATCGAGAGTAGTCAGCACCTCTCTGTCTATCTGCCAAACCAGATGCTCGTCATATTCATTGAAGCGAGAGATAACCTCTAAAGGTCGCAACATCAACTGCTGCAGAATAGCAAACTGTATCTGCTTAACTAAAAATCGCTCTCGCAAGTCCGTACCACCCGATGAAGCCGTATCGCCAGGAGTATTACCGATGAGCTTTGCATCAAGACCCATGGCAAAGAAGATGATACTTGAAATCTCCTGCAACTCGGTCTTGTCAGCACTCGCTTGGTCGTTAGCCTTCGTTTCAATCTCCACGATTTCCCAAGCCTTATGCTCCTTGCCATCTGAACCAGTAAAGGTAGAAGAGACAAGCGCCTGCCCTGCATTGCTTGGATTGGAAAGCCATTCATTGACAGAACGAAATACCTCATTTTGAATATCACGCAGTTCCTTCTTCTTCTTCTCACCCTGCTGCTGATAAAGCTTGGTGATGTAATCCTGATGAACATAGATTACACGTCCGATGATGTTGCTATTGCGCTTACGGGTAAGACGATCATCTACAATAGTGAAGGCATATTCAAAGATACTGCCGGCAAAGATACTATGCCAGGCTGCCTCTGCATAATAGGGACCGCCATAATCTCGTGGTGACATGATAAATCGGGTAGGGCGCTTTTTCACGCTCACTCTCTTCTGTCTTGCCTCACGCACATATCTCTGAAGGTCTTTTACTGCAGATGTGGACTGCAAGAACGGAATAGCCGAAACCTTACGGTCTTCTTCCTTGAGAGTTGTGGCAGACATGGTGGCATCCATCCATTGATTTGATACATACGCATTGTTGATGCGATAATTGTTATCCTGCCTCTCCAGTCGGGTAGTAAAGATACTGCGATGTTTCAACCCGATAACCTTGGGTTTCCAGTTGGCAGTATCTACCGGCTTTCCGTCAGCATTCAGTTGACGTTGGTTCAACTGCAATTCCACAAAGCATTGTGACATCAGAGCCATATCACCAGCCATGTCAAGATAAGTCTGTGCAAGATCGTTTTCTTCTATAAACTGACGCACCTGCGCATTTGTCTCTTCCCATTTCTTCAAGTCGTCCTTCAACTGCTTCATCTCTTCTGAATCCTCATTACCCTGTGCAGGGTCAGAGAGATTGATGGAGATAGGCTTTTCCTCAGAAGTACTATTCTGTTGCGATTGCTCATTCTGTTGTGCCTGCTCTGCTTGCTGTCGTTCCAGACGAGCCTTTTCTTCTTGCGCTTTCAGTTCGGCTATCTGACCTCGAAGCAATACACCTGCGGTTTTATAAGGGATGTACTTTTCCGTGATGTTCCCGCCTACATACTGGGTGTAGTGGTATTTAGGTTGTGGGCCACGACCTACCAAAATTTTCTTGATGAAATCGAATCCGGCTGCGGTGAATGGAGACATACGGGTAAGCAGCCATACGATATTAGGCTTTCTGTTTCCAAATCCCCATTCCATAAAACCAAGGCCAGGAGTACCTACGTCATTCGGCTTATTGAAGCTTTCGCCTCCACTCGAAGCAAAGATAGTAGATACCTGTTGCCGAGCCGCAGACTCTCCGCTGGAACAACTTGCGCTTGCTCCTGCTTCATTCAGAAGCATAGAGTGTACGTAATCATTCCAGGAAAACGCCTTATATCCATCATTATTAGGTGAGATAAAGGCATCAGGGCGCACGGCTACGTAGCCTTCCTGCTTCAGTTCCTCACTACGTTTTTGGTACTGTTGCAAGTTTGTGACTCTGTTCTTTCTTGTCATAGTGTTATTTGTTTTTTCTGAGTATGTGATTGCAGAGGATAAGGCAAGATGGCGACCCACGCACACCTTTCTCTCCTCTGTTTGATGGTGTAAAGGTAGAGAAAAATATTATATTCATAAGGACAACGCTTTAAAGGTAAAAAAGTAAAAAGGTAAAAAAGTAAAAAGAGCCTGGCGGAATATTGCCCTGCTTATTTTTACCCTTTTACCTTTTAAAAGCAAGAATGCTCTTTTTACTTTTTTACTCTTTTACCTTTTTACCTTTCTTAGAACGGTAGGTCGCTGTTAGGATCATTATAGCCAGGCATTGACGTATAATCCTGCGAGCCGTCTGCTGGCGGTACGTATGTGGTAGCGTTGCCGGCTGCACCGTAGGCTTGCTGTGGATATGGCTGCTGATTGGTGGAAGCCTGCGGCTGATAGAGGCTGGCGATGCGCTTATTCATGCGAGTACGGATTGCCTTGAAGAGATGCGTGTTCTCATCATTGAAATCCTGATTCACGATTTCAGGGTCTTTCTCTTTGCTATACTCCTTTACCTGTTCTACGAGTTTCGGAAATGCTTTGGCTACTGCCTTGACGTACTCGGTGGAGAATGACATTTGCATTTCGTGGGTAGGCACACTCTTGTCGGTGTCGCCACGCTCGATATTACTCTGTCGAATCTTATTCTTGTACGAATCTTTAAAAGGCTCGATATGAACTCTAAACTTAGCCACCTGTACGTTGGCATTATTTTTTTGATATGTCTCTACTCGAATTTCATTCACATCGAGAGGAATGCAGACATAAGGGCGCTGCTTATTCTTCTCGTCGATACCTACTAAGACCTTGGCTCCATTCAGAGCCAAAAGGTCAATGTTTCCATTAAAACTTGCCATAAATCTTCTATTTTTTTATTTTTTTTATTATAAGAGCAAAACAGCCCTTTTTGTTTTTACCTTTCAATATCCTTCAAAAGCAGGAATGCTCTTTTTATCTTTTTACTTTTTTACTTTTTTACCTTTAAAAGTCTTTTACTTTTTTACCTTTAATCGTTCCGTTTCCTCATTCTCCTTCGATAATCTTTCAAGATGCTCAAGAACAAGGGAATAGGATTGATTATTCACCTGGTCTTCCGTTAAGCCAGCATACTTCTGCATAGTGGCAGTGGTGGCGGTATAGATTTCAAGCGGAGTGCTGGGCTTCTGCTTCTTGATAGGCTGCACTTTGAACACATGAGGGAAACGCTTACTGAGCGTGTGCATCGTACCCGTCCACCAAAACAAGATAACCTGCCATTGCGTATCAGGGAAATCCTGAAAATAACAGGCATTCTTCGTGCATTGATCCAACTCGTAGTGATAATCATACTTGATGATTCCAGTATTGCTATCCACATACTGCGTTACCCCATTGAAGATGATGGCCAAAAACATGGATTTCGCCTTATCTACGTTCATCACCTGCTGCGCTATCTGCATCTCCGAAAATGTTCCACGTTCCTTCATCTTGACGAGGGAATTACTCAACTGGGTGTAAGTTCCCATCATATCAGAGGCAAAACGGTATTGTGCCCAAGAGAAACCATCAAGGTCACAACGTGGACCCTGGAAGGTCTTTGCCCAACACCACCACTTGCGCTTTCGTTCAACATAGTCATAGGGTAGGGAAGTCAGAAACATTCCACTCTTATTATCAAGCCAATCCAAGACACCTGCACCCTGCGAGAGATATTCTACGGAGTTCTTGTCATCCGTCTTAGCCTTCGGGTCGAGCCAGTATTTGATTTGCCAGAGATAAAGATGGAAAAGACTATCCTTATCCTTTTTTTCTCTATATTTCTTGCCGTCCTTGCTTAGAAAACAGGTATAATACTGTTCGTCGATAGGCAGCTTCTCGTCAGGGTATTCGACAATCTGCAGATTAGAGAGTGCAAAGAACATAGCTATCTTGACATTCTCCATGGAGAAAGGGTGATAGCGGTCCACCCGTTCCACCTGTTCTCTCATCACGTCTGCGATAAGTTCCAGTTGCGCTCTGCTACACGCATTCCAATGTTTCGGAAGAGAAAGATTCATATTAAATGAGAAATTAGAAATGAGAAATGAGAGCAAGTCTGTTCTTTTTACCTTTAGAAGCAGGAATGCTCTTTTTACCTTTTTACCTTTTTACCCTTTTACCTTTAATATGGTGCCTTCCCCCGTAGTAAGCGAACCATACTTAATAGCATCAAGCCTGCGCAACCAACCTTTCAGAAAGCGCTTCTGCGAAGGTCTCTTTTCGACAATTCGCTCATAGAATTGCTTACGACGAGCCTTCAAGCGATTGAAGAATGCCTGCGGGTCTTGACGGTTTAATGCCGCAAGCGTCTTTTTGCCCACGATGCCATCCGCTTTCAAGCCCAACATAGCCTGGGTAATGGTAATAGAAGGAGTACCGCTGCACCAAATCCAGTCAACAAGAATATTGGCAAGGTTCTGGTTTTTGATTTCATCTGCACGCCATCGTTTCCAAAAACAACGGCGCATCACCTCGATAGCGTCTGCATCAGAGATGAGCTTCAGATCATCTACATCAATATCGCCATCGCCATCCTTATCGTAGCCCTGCATACGCCAAGTAGCGATGGTCACACCCTTATTCGTTGCGCCACCTCTATCCACAGGATCGTTGACAAACCCTCCCTCGTAAGAAAGGATGAATTTTGCGATAGAATCTATTTTTGCCATAATCTATTTTCTTTTTCTTATTCTGTTGCAAAAATAGGAAAAAGAAAAATATTGGAGGGGACAAAAAAAATAAAGGAAGCCTCCCTGCGGCTTGGTAGGCGCAAAGGAGGCTTAGAGAAAAAATATATCAACCTTAAAAATGTTATCCTGAACTTTTTACTCACTTTCGCTTACATCGTAGCGTGAGCGGACATATAGTCCCATATCTTAGTACAATCGTCTTCTTCGGGTTGCCAGTCTGCATCCTGGAAATAGAAGAGATAAGCAGCCTTGATGATTTCATCTTCTGTCATATCGCTGCACAGGTCAGCATACATGGCATTGAAGGCAACATACTTATCCCAATCGTTCACCTTATTAGGGAACTTCATGCCCTTGGTGGCATTCGCTATCTGCGATTTAGTCCAATGCGCACCGGTTCCTACCAACTCACCATTCTCACCTTTTTTGCTGTACACAAGATGGCAGACATCATGGTTGGCCATTTTCTCACTGTAATGACGATCATAGAACACTGCGTGCTGGTGACGAAGGATGCACCAGTACAATTCCGGATTTGTTTCCTCTAAGGAGGCGAGGTCGCAGCTCAACTGTTCCATCGCCTCCATCATCTTCTTCTCGGTAGCCACACCGTGAGCGCGAGCTTGATCTATTAACTGAATATACTTCATCGTTTCTTACCTTTCCTTTTGTTGGTGGATAGTCATGCGATGGTGAGTGTTAAAGGAGCATCGCACACGAAAGTCTTACTGCAGGAGCAGCAGGCTACCTTGACAAGACGGTTTTTCACGCTGCCAAGAGATGTGGTAACGTTAGTGATTGCCGTAGCAGAGAAAACAGGAATGGTGAAATCCTGACTTACTACCTGCGAGCGGGTACAGCAGGAGCCGCAGTTGCAAGGCACGTAACTGATAACACCCTCTACGTGAATGGTTATGAGATATTGCGAAGTACCCACGTTGGCAATACTCTTTACTGAGAACTGAGGGTTGAAAACCGGAGTCTCGTCCACGCATGAAGGAGCACAGAGCTGCTGCGTGATATTTACATCATAATAGGGAGCAGTGGCGGTTGCACCTACCGCAAGCGTAGCCATGATGCAGGCTGGAATTGTTCTTTTATTCATAGTCTTTTCTGTTTTAATAGAGCGACGACTTCACCGCCGCATTAATGTTTCACCTGATAGCCCTGCGCATTCTCTACCGGAAGGTTCTTCTGAAGAAGGTCTGCGAGTTCGTCAAGATCTTCCTCGTCAAAGGTTATCACACCCTCCAGGATAGAGAGCGGTCCTTTGTAGCGAAGCTGATCTACTACGTCGTGTGCCATCTGAGGAATGCTCTCTTCGGGAATATTCCCGAAATACTTGGCAAGCATCGGAGTGACAAGTGCATTGACCACAGGCTGAATCATCGGTTCTACATCGGCTTGCAGAGAGTAGTTGCCGCTTACCAGACCCAAGCTGCCAATGGTAGCCTGAAGAGACTGGAGCATAGGCAAGCGCATCAGATTGCCAGCCGCTATCTGAGAGATGGCAGGGCGTGCCCATTCGGACACCACCGCTGCCAGGATTTGCGAGTTCTTGTAATCCATATCGTTTTTCCTTTTATCCGAAAATACGGTTACTGGTTACAAGCGCATCCGCATCCCATCTGACATACATTACCCGATGGAATCATCATCTTGGTAACACTCGTGAGTGAAGCCACCTGCGATTTCAGCACGTCGATGTTGGCGTTGGCAGCGGCATTGTATGCCATCTGCTGTGCGTTGACCGCCTGCTGTGCATCCTTGTTGGCATCCACCTTGTTTTCGAGCTGGCGAACCTTACCGTCGAGATACTGAGTTATCTCTACCATCTTCTTGTCGGCATAGTTCTCACTCTTCTGAATAGCAAGCTCCGTCTTCAATGTAGAGTTCTCCTGCATAAGGTTGGCCTCACCCTTGGTTACGAAGCGTGCATCCGGGTCACTCGGATTGGAAGTCATGCCATTGTTGCCTCTACCGAGGTTAAACAAGGATGCGCCTCCACCCAGCAAACTGGTAGCCAAACCTGCGATACCAAGTCCAAGGGCGGTATTACCCAATCCCTTGCTGGCAACATCATAGTTGCCATCATTCGTTTTTACCTGCATAGTGATTAAAAAAGTTTTAATTCTTCCAATATTGGAATCACTTGCAAAGATAAGGGGAATCGGGTAAAGAAAAATGGGATTTTTATGAAATATCCTTACTATAAAATCATAAAGAATGATTTCTAATAGAAAGATAAAAGAAAATAATAAGTACCTTTCTGTTTGCTTGATTTTACATAATTTCTTCTAATGATGCAATATAAGGTATTGCTTCTTCCTTGATAATATCAAGCAAAAGTTGAGCGGAGCGTTTTATTGGAACATCTTGCATATAATGGGCATTACTCATTAGTTTTTTCTCTAAAGATACGATAGGTTTTGCAACGAGGGTAGGGTGATTCTTTAGGTATAGCTTAGGTGCGAAAGTTATCCACTGCGTTTCCTCTATGACCGCAAGTGCTTCATCGGGATCACTAATCACGCATTTCATGTTCAGCTTTTTTAGGTCTCTTTGGATATACTGCTGACAGGTGTCAAACTCTCGTTCACCAACATCAGGCATAATGACAGGAAACTTCAGCAAGTCTTCATACGATACTTTACTTTTATGAGCCAAGGGGTTTGTATTTCTCATAATCGCATAGACACGGAAAGGAATACATGGCAAAGATTCGATACCTTCATGCTTATAAGCGGTATTCATCGTGAATGCAAGGTCGATGCTATGCGATCGAAGCGATCGGTTCAATATATGAGCCTTGTTGAAATCCGCATTGATTCTTACATTAGGGTACCTCTTCATAAAAGTAAGAGCGGCCACACGCACGTATGGAGCTATAAAAGAACCTATGCCAATATGCAACTCACCCGTGATACAATTATTAAGAGCGTGAATATGTTCCTTGCAGTCTTCTGTCTGCTTGAGGATTTCTTTCGCGCGAGGCAATAGCGTTTCACCGCTCTCAGTCAGCATGATGTCATGCGAAGTTCGTATCAGAAGTTTGCAGCCGAGTTCTTCTTCCAAGGCTTTGATATGCTGACTAACTGCCGATTGGGTTACACAACAATAGGATGCAGCTACACTAAATGAAAGTGTTTCTGCAACATAAACAAACGATCGCAAATGTCTTAACTCCATACCTCTCTTATTTTTATAGTTAAAATAATAAATTAAAACTTTACGGCTGCAAAAATAAAGAAAATATTTCATAAGACATTTGCCTTTGCATTAAAAATACTTATAATAAGATTACTTTTCCTGAAAAAGCATAACTTTTACATCATCATACATCGCCATTTCCAACTTCTCGCCATCGTAATGACCAAGGGCGAGTAACTGCCCGTTCTCCTGGGTAGTCTGTTCCCCGCTCTGTGCATCCGCACGGATAATCATTATATCAAACTCCCTGATTAAGTTTTTCAATTTGTGAGGGTCGATCATAATCATATCATTGCGGGCTTGCTGACGAATGCGCTGAATGTCGGCTGGAGTCAATATCTTGCCCAACTTCTTATTTGCATCACGCACGGCTTGCGCTTCGATGTCAATACGCTGCTGCTCATAAGCCTCCGTGAGCAACTGAAAATTCTGCCATTGTGCTACATGTTCCAAGAACCGACGAAAACCCTTTTCGCCTTGAGCCAACGCTACGGTAGCAAGGGATTCTTCTATCAGAAGAACCTTATCCTTTGCTTGCCAGTGAATAAGCCCACAACGATTAAATTTCTCTACGATAGCAAAAGCCTCTGAGACATCGCCTAATTCCTTCAGAAGATTGCGCTGATGTTTATTCTTTTTTTTAAATGGCCACCACATATTTCAAATACTTAGTTCTACTCTTTTGTTATGATGCAAAGATAATGAATAGGATAGTAGTGAGAAGGACAAAAAAAGCCCCGACACTTCGCCTTACGTCATGGAAGGCTAAGTATCGGAGCTTTGAATGTATAATGTATAGAGTAAAACAGCCGATTTAAAACTCATCGGATTGTCAGAGGGAGCGATTATTCATCAGTTTCGCCAAGCGTGGAGGTTTCATCATTGATAGATGCTACCTGCTTGCTTCGCTTAGATGACTGCCGGGAAGCGGAATTGGTTTCGCTCTTGTCAGTTCCGCTTACACTTCCCCCGCTGTGCCTACGCCGGAAAGGAGAGAATCCCAGCCACTTTCAGGTTCGGCAATCTCATAGCGACCGTAGGTTGTCGGACTCAAAGATCCGCTCAGTGTGACCATACGATCATCTTCTGGTTTTTTGCCCGTGTCTCCTTTAATATTACCGGAATCATATTTGAAGTCGTGCTGCTTGTCATAAACGAGAATTGATTTATCACCATCCTCGATGATATAACCGCACTTGAGGTTATTAAGACCACGAGCCACATACGCAGAATCAGCGCTTACGCTCTCAAGAACGTAGTCCAAAGTCTGCTTAAAGCCCTTTCTGTAGCCCAAGTTCTCCCAAGTATGACCCTGACCGCCATCCTGACACTCGAACTTGAAAAGACCCTTACCTTTTTTGAATGATGCAGCAGTCAGTGCTGCATAAGTATTCTTGCCTGCCTCTGGCTCAAGAGGAGCAGCAAGGTCACTCTTGATAAATAGATATACGTTTACGCCAAGACCACCAAAGTTCTCCAAGCATTCGTTCTCGGAGAGAATATCTTTGATCTCAGGGCATGTTACATTTTCTGCCATAATTGTATCTTTTTAATGGTTAAGAAAAAAGCGACGGCCACTATATTCCGTCAAGTCAAGCGACCGTCGCCGAGGATTTATGTTAAAGCTTAGTAAGATGTGAATACAAGATTACTCAGCAGCCTTGAAGAAGGCAGTCAAGCCCATGCTCGTACCAGTAGCGATAATCTGAATCTTCTTCTCGGTGCTACCGTTGCTCCAGTGAGAGAACTTATCCTTAGTACCCTCTACGGCTTCGAGAGTGACAATCTGGTTCACGGTTGTCTCAACTGGCTTAGTGTAGGTCTCATCGTTCACCTTCACGCTACCATCTGTAACCTCAGCGCCCTTCTCGTGAGCGAGAGTAACAACAAGGTTAGAGTTGGTGTAGTCACCAGCCACATACTCAGCAGCAGCGAGGGAACCGTCTGACATCGCAAAGGCGTATTTGAACGGATTGCGAGGGCCCAACGCTCCTTGAATTGACTGAATCTGAAACTGTACATCACGCATATCGGTGTCAGTGCCAACCTTAACACCGACATAAGTCTGGTTGCCCAAGGTGTCAACTGCGTAAACGAAGTTCTTAGGAACGGTAACATACATACGATCACCCTCACCGAAGTCCGCAATAGGGCAGAGAGTTACACGAGAGAGACCTGGGAGCTTAAAGTTACTACCGTCTTTGTCGTAGTCAACCTTGAAGTTGCCATGGAACTTGTTAGCATAACCTGCAGCGATGTACTGGGCGGTCTGCTCACTCATGTAAACGAGTGTGTTCTGCTTGCGCAGACGGGCATCCCACTTCATGTGCCATGCCAGGAAGTTGTCGTAAGGGGTAGAGTCGTTGTTGTCAGTAGGCTCTGTAATTGACTCACAAGGAATCAAGTTGCCGTTAGCCTCACTGATAAGACCAGCCTCGATGTCGTGCTTGATACAGGTATGGAAACCATCGTACAATGCCATAGCCTGATCTCTGGCTGGAGTAGTCTCGTCGCCCTTGTCGAGGTCAATATCACCGTTCCACAAACAAGCGGTCAAGTTGTCGGCATAGTTGCGGAGAATAGCAGTAACAGCCTCTGTAGAGAGAGGGTACTGACCCTGTGCATTTGTACCGAAAGGTGTCTCGCAGTACTTGTCGATGTTATCGGTATAGTGGTCCCAGGAGAGCTTCACTGTGATCGTACGTTCTCTCAAGAAGCCCACCTCGCTGTTCACCTTGGTGTGAACGTCCTTACGACGGGTAGTGCCGCCCTTACGGAGCAAAATGTGGGTGGTACGCTTGTACTGAACACCGGAGATAACGTCAATGCCCAGACGATCCATTTCCTCTGCGTCTGTGTAGCCAGGACCCATGAGGATTTCCTTGCTCACCTGCTCGGCTACGTGCTGCAAGGCAGTAGTGCCGATAAAATCTTTTGGAAGTGTTGCCATAATAGTAAAGTGATTAATTTATTTTTAATTTCTAATTTCTCATTTGTCATTTCTCATTCAGAACTACTCCTCGCCACGCATAAAGCGCTCGAATGCCTCCTTGCGCTCCTTGTTGGTCTTGTAGAGTGAAGGGTCAAACTCACGAAGTTTCGGAGTCTGAACTCCCTCGCCGTTATTCTGAGGAGCGGCACCCTGCGCTGGCTCTTCGCCAGGGTTCTCACCGAGAGCCTTAATCTGAGCGTCCTTGTCGGCGATGGTCTGGTTTGCGGTTGCAAGAGAATCCTGCGCGGCCTGCAAGTCAGCCTCTGCCTTCTCCTTGTCGGTAGTGAGGTTTTTGATTTCCTCATCCTTCTTGGCGATAGCAGTAGCGTGCTCTGTCTTCAAGTTCTCAAGAGCCTTCTCTGCATCAGCCTGTGCGGTCTTGGCAGCTTCGAGGTTGGTGTTCAGTTCATCAAACTTGGCTTGCAAGTCAGCAAGGTTCTGTTCTGCGGTAGTGGCTTTCTGCTCTGCATCAGCCACCTGCTGCTTATTAGCTTTAAGTGAAGCTTCGAGTGTGTCAAGCAATGGAGCATTCATGAATGCGCCTTCCTCCTTAACCTCAATCTCGCCTTCCTTCATGCCACAAGCGGCATTGATAAGTGGATAATTTGCCATGTCAATTTTATTTTTGTGATTAGAAGTTTCCTGTTTTGCAGAAGAAGCCTTGTCTGGCTCCAACTGAGGGTCGTGTGCCGGATGGTCGGATGGTTCGTTCAGACTGTTCTTTGTCTCATCTTCATCAGACGACTCTCTGCTGATAGGCTGCGCTACACCATTATAAAGGTCGAAGCAGCGCTTGACGCAAGAGAGGAAGTCACTCTGATCATCCATCAGAATACCCTTCACGTCTTCGGCATTGAATACCTTGCCGTGCAGATGCTCATCCTTTGCGTTAGGACAGGCTTTTTTTACGTCAGCTCTGAACTCCACACCCAACTCGGCAAGTTCTTTTACCATCTTCTCGCTATCACCATCATTGGCAACATCACGGAACTCACGGTTCTTGTCGAAACTCTCAGGGTCGTACAACTCGTGATAAGTTTCATCAGTAAACTGGTTTTTGCTTCCATCAGCCTGCGTGTAGAAGGATGCCATCACACCGATACAACCGATTTCGTCTTTCGGGTGCATGTAATATCGCTCATCGCAGAAAGAAGCGAGATACATACCAGCCGATGCACACATGCCGTCGATAAAGGCTATGACTGGCTGACCTAATGAACGGGCATAATTGATAGCCTGCTCGAAATCGTTCTTTGCCCAAGCCGAACCGCCAGGAGTATTGATAATGAAGATGTGGCCTCGACATAAAGAATTGTTGGCTGCACGGATCATCATGTTGCGATGATCGACCGAACCATAAGAGCAACCGCCACCATTACGGGTAATCGGTCCGTCGATGGTAAGTACCGATACAAACGGGAAGTCCTGTGCCTCCTCATCATCTACAACCCAGTTGCCGCGAACCTTTTTGCCATCCTCGGAAATCTGATATTCCTCTGGGTAAAAGATTGAGCCATCGGAGGCTTTCAAAGTCACGAAACCGCAGGTAGGTGCCGGGCGTTCGTACAAGGTATGGGCATTCAGATTTTGCTCCAACGCCTTACGGATGCCGTGAACAAAGTCAGGCGAAACCATCCACTTCTTCTCGGTAAGGATTTCATAGAGTCCTTTCATAGTGGAAAATCAAAAGTTTAATTAATGTATGTTATGTTATCCTTGAAAACAATTCTTTTTACCAGAATGTCTCATTTGTTCTTGATGCAAAGGTAATAAATAGGGTAGTAGTGATAAGGACGTAATTCGGCTACACTTCGGATATACAAACAAAAAACCTGCTATCTTCGCAGACGGCAGGCTTCAGAAAACTTAAATTTGATAATAAAAATAATAAACTATTGTCATTTCTTCATGGGTATAATTAAAAATATGAGAATTAAACATCTTTTCAAGTACCCATCCCGATAGAGATAGGGATATACTCCGACATCGCCTTACAGGTAGCCGTTACACTACAAGTCTCTACATCGTTCTGAGTAGTTTTACTATCCGTAATAGCGAAGGTAGAAGGTAGTGTATAACAGAGATATAGCCTATCAGACTGCTTACGTAAGACTATATAATAGTCATTTCCGTGCATTTTTTTGATAATTTCGGCTATACGGTCCTTGCCGTTCTCAAGATTAGCGGTAATCTCAAAGGAGAAAACGGTGCCGACACCAGCCTCTTGAGAAGTCTGCTTTGCCGTGATGCTTTCGGCTACTACACATTGTTCATTCTCCTGCAGCGATAAGTGCAATGCCTCACCAGCAAAACGACAGTTGTTGATCTGCAAAATGCGCTGCATATTAGGTGGGATAGGTATCGTACTATCCCGCACCGAATAGAAATAGGCATCCGTGATGCCTTCGAGAAATATTTCTTTGCAACTTTCTGGTAAATCCATACGTTCAAGTATTTTAGTTTATTTTTTAATATTCTTTAATTATTCGTTTAACACCTATTTAATATATAGAAATTATAGCCATTGTATGCCGTCAATATGCGTCATTTTGTCCCTTGTGTCACCAAACTGCATATCGGCACAACTGTAAGACTGATAGTTGATATGTTCAGTCTTAAACCACCTTACGATGATACGCCGGAGATTATCTTTTTCTGCCTCGCTATTCTCTATGCCGTAGCGCATCAGATAGCGCTCTAACATGGAACTCCTGGAACGGGCAATGACTTTGCCTTTGGAGGTACAGAAATCGAAGGTGCTCAATGCCCATTCTATCAGACTGCGTTTAAAGGTGTTATTCAGTGAGACTACGAGTTGCCTTACACCTTGCGTATCGAGCGTAAAGGTAGGTTTTACATTATAAACCGTATCTACCATTTCCACTTCACTGGGCAGACGGATGCAGAGATAGTCTTCATTCAGTCCCTTGGCGAAATCCTTGCGACCATTGAGCTGCTGCACCTCATTATAGGAGAGCCAGTCGTTTGCATCACGAGGCATCAGTACCTTACCTCCTGCCGGACCCTTTCCAGTGAGCATATTGCACCATTGTTGCTGCGAAAAACAAGCCATATCGACGTGGGTATTCTTAGCGGCATTGATGAGCGAATTTCGCATGATGAAGTATTCGTGCGTGTAGGCATTAAATACCACTGGTTCCTCATGCTGCAAGATATAGTCGGTCTCTCGGTGTCTGAAGAACTGGCATCGGCTCAAGGGGAGGCGAAGGTAAATATTCGGCATAATTTCTTATTTATTTATCATAATTGGTGTTAGCATTCAAAACTTGGGTCTATCACTCTCATTCTGGTTATAATCAGATGATGAATCCAGAAACCCACTTCCTTAGCGTTAGGATGCGCCTTGCCCGTCATATCACGGAAACGGAGGTCAAGAATATGCTTCCACTCTTCGAGACTGTAGGTGTAAGCCACTACGGTGTAGGTATCAAGCGGAAGAATGCCGCGGGCATCCTGCGGCTTCAGTCCCGATTTCAGCAGTCGGCGATAGAGCCAGTCACTTACCCTGCAGCCGGTCTTATACAGGAATTTCTGCCATCGTGTACCCTCGCTCAACCAGAGAGGTCGGGCAATCTGCACACCACCTTTCTTCTCCATATTCACATAGCGGGTACTCTGCTCGCTGATACAGTTGGGAGAAGTGCGGTTCAGTTCACGGCTGGTGCTGATCTGCGTAGTCACTACCATGGTCATACGAAGGAGATAGAGCGCTTCCTTGCACTCATACTTCTGAGCCTTTTGGATAAACTCATCTTCCTTCACGCTAAATTTGGATAGCATTTCAAGCACACGAGCATGTTCGCAGAGGAACTGCATGTTACTGCTGATCCATACCTTATGGTCTTTCACCTCATAGCTGATATAAGGTGATGTAGTCAGGAATGCCCAGATATAACGAGGCAATCTGCTTTCATGTTTAAGGAAGAAATAAGCAGATCCATGGCGATACATCGAGCGATGCCCACTCTCCCAGAATCGGTTGGCCAACTTAGTAGCCTGCTCTTCCCGAAAATCCTCTTTCGCCTTATCAGAGAGATTTTCATCAGGCTCTTTCTCCTTACTCTTATAGCAGATTCTGCCTACACTGGCAATCTGTTGCGCAGCGGTCTTCTGTGGCCACCACTCCACATCAGGAATAATCATTTTCATATTGTTTCTTATTTGATGTTTTATATATTAAAAATATGCTTTCCGCTCCACGGAACAGATGGTTTCTTTTAAAGGAAGGAGCTGGGAAGGCGGATTAAGTTTTTTGCTGCCAATCCTCCTTTTTTCAGTCTCTCTTCTACCTCTACTTCATACTTCGATGTTTCTCTGTTGGCAGCTTGAATGCACCTTTTTACATTCAGCGTAGTAGTCAGCAAACGATAGAGCGACGAATTATTGCTGATGACGTAATCGAAGGAGTTAATATCCAGCGATACACGATATTCATCACGGTTGGTTCTTTCAGGAGCGATACCGCGAGCCTTCAGCGTTTCGGGCTTGGCAGCCACATAAATACTCATTAGTTCAATATCCGGGAAATGCTCGCAGATGCCCAAGAATCCTCTTTCATCAATCACATAGATGGCGGCATCTTTTACTTGGGCGAGTTCCGTCCAATACTCGTAGCCACCATATTCGGTGTAGGCAAGCATTTTTTCCTTGGGAGTCTTGCACTCCTTCACGAAAAAATGCTCTTTACCATTTACCTCGCCATCCCTCATGGGGCGGGTGGTGAAGGAACAAAGCAAGGGGATGTTCAGAGCGATGGAAAGGATATTTGCCACCGTGTCCTTGCCTGCTCCAGATGGACCCATAATTGCGATAATCTTTTGTTTCATATATCTTATTTTTGTAAATATATTTATTAAAAATAGAGATTCATAATGACATCCCGAAACATTCCCGAAAGAATACTGAGCTAATACTGAAAGAATCATAAGAGTATCATAAGAGATTCATCGGAGTATCTCCAAGAAATTTTAAATACTGATTATCAGCCACTTACAGAAATCTCATATTTCTACGATTTTCCTATCTCATCAGAATATTTCTTCTCTCGTCTGTCAATTTATTTATCATCCACCCATTTCTCATTTCTCATTATACCGTCTTTCTCATTATTTATATTCTACGAGTTGTTGGCATCAAATGAAAATCTCCATATCTCGCCAACGATGGATATTTCTGCAATACAATATCTCGCAGATTACCACCATCTATATTCACTACATATTTCTTCAGTCCAAAATCGAAGTTACAGGTGAAATCCAAACTAATCTGGCGGATGAACTTTTCACCCCCCCGAATCCGAACATTACATCGAAGAATACCTTCATCCATCGCTGACCTTTCTGGTCTAACCATGACCCCTTCGGGATTTTTACTTTTCTTTGTGCCATAATCGTATTTTTTTTACCTTTCTTTCCATACTTGCTGTAGAATAGCATGATATTCTGCCTCACCAAGGTTTTGCTTGGCGGCATGGATGAGGTAATAGTAGCTCACGGTGTGGCTATTACCCAACTGTCGCCACTTCTGTGCGGTCTGAGCGGAATTGTACTTCCTGCTACATGCCGAAAGCTCGTGAAACAGACGTTCCCCATAAGGATGCGCCTTCAATGCCCAACCTGCCTTAGTCCACTCATCATAGCTTTCCGTAATGTTGATATTACGGCTCACCATGGCTTTTACGATGAGTTCGATGATGCGGTCTTGTGTGCGCGGATCTTCCCAGAAGGCTTTATCGCCATAACCGCCATAGGAGGCATTACTCTGCGGTTGCCGATACATCGGTCTTGCCCTCGGTATCACCTGCGGTTCATCTGTCGCCAAACCCTGATAGGGCTGCACATGATCATTGATATATATGTGAGCTTCGTCATCCCATGAGGCGAAACGCACACGTCCGATATTGCCACATTGCTTGTCGAGCACGATGCCCAAGGCTGCATATTCCTTGAGGATAGCCTTGAACTGCTCCTTGTGCCTATCGGGATAAGCCAACCGCACCAACCCGAAATATCCGGTACCCGAACAGGAACGCATCAGCAAACCTATCTCTGGACGGAAGCGAGTCACCATACGGATATTCTCGAAGTTGGTAAGCTGCTGATTGTCCTGAAGGTCGATGTCGATGGCGAGCCATCCAGTATGCCGATAAAGGTGTGTTTCACGGCGTGAAACCATTACCCGCTGTCCTGGGTGGGTCAAACTATCATCCTCATAAAGACTGAAGAGACCGCTCAACGTGGCTCCAGGAATCATCTTTTTAGTTTCGATATACTCCGGCATCTTCTTCGCTTTGCTACCAAGTTCCTGCCGCATGGCTCTCAGCTTCTCTACATACGGCTTCCATCTATCCGTCAGACAGAACTCACGGATAGACATCTGCGTGATGCACTCGCCAGTCTCCATATCAATGAAGTCACCATGGGCATCCGTAGCAGACTTGTAGATGGAACATATCTCGTCAAACATACCTTACATATATTATTTGTTCGTTTTTCGCTGCAAAGATACAAAAATAAATCGAAAATAATATACCTTACCTATATAATATTTGAAATAAGTTATATTTTTAACATTTAATATATAAAAAGTAAAAGAGTAAAAAGGTAAAAGAGTAAAAAGAGCATTCCTGCTCCTTTTGCATTCTTCTGCATTTTTCTGCATTCTAAGGATTCTTTTGCATTCTCTGCTTTTTTTACCTTTTTACTTTTTTACCTTTTGAGACTTTTTGAGACCAAAAACGAAAATTTGGTCTCAAAAGTCTCATTTTGGTCTCATTTTATTTTTGAAGGCTGAAATGTTAAAGTCCCTTAATTGAGAAAAAGGGGATTTTAGTCCCACACCAGTCCCACGATTGTCCCCCTGTTAGCCCACTACGATTTTTCGCTATTTGCTTGTTTTTCAGCGATTTGCTTTATCTTGGTCTCATTTTTATCTAAATTTTTATAAACAGATGTACGCAGGAATGAAAAAATATTTTTGAAATATGTAGAAAATATGTAGAAAATTCTTCATTTTCTCATCAGTTGCCATTTTTCCATATCCTCATAACTCCCTCATTGTCTGATGTTTACGGCAAAGCCGTTAATGCTACTAACTTCTAAATTGAGGTTAGGGGTTTTTGATTTTGGGAAGAAGAAAAAATACCCGAAAAATTTTATATAAGTAGCCGATTTTGGCGAAAAATGAGACCAAACTACCGTTTTGAGACCAAAAAGCCCACTAAATCAGTGAGTTACGGAAAGTCCACAGAAAATTCCCTTTGGTCGCAAAATGGGACCGGATATAAAATTAGAAATTAGAAATGAGAAATTAGAAATGTTCAAATGCAGGATGCTGAATATGAAAAAGACCGTTGCGCTTCACAGCGGAACGGTCTTGCGATAAACATAAAACAATCGAAATAAGTACAACCTAATCAATTTTTATCGTATCACTTTTAATTCCTCATTTTCGCATCATTTCTCATTTCTCACTTCTCATTTGTCATTTGTTCTTCATGAACTGATTAGCCTTATTCAGGCTATCATACAATTCACCACGACCAAACATGTTAATCTTAGCGTTGATAGGCTCATTCAGACGTTGCAGGAGCGCATTTACGGCTTGCAGGAGCGCCGCATTGCTTGCAATGTTTGCGGAAACCAGGTCGCCTGTCGCTGACGCGCCAGACGAAAGATTACCATTGCCTGCTTGCGTGCCTGCAGCAAGAACATCACCCACGTTGCCATTATCAAATGCCCTTCTTGCTGAGTTTCTCCCTGAATAGTTGTGGTCGTAGTTCACGAGCGCCTTCAGTAAGCCAGGGTTATTCATCATCATGGCGTGGGTGGTTTCCCTACCAATCACGATTTCTGGTCCTCTCTCGGCTACGAGAGACGGCTGTCCGTTCACAGTAGTGGCGGTTGGAGATGTAAGCATCTTCACACCCTGCATCTGTCTGCCATCATCCTCAGTTGCCCAATACACTTCGCCGTTATTGGCCATGAACGGCTTCTTGCCCTGTTCTTTATCATTATCATCAGCCATCCAGTACAATTCACCATTGTCGTCCACAAATGGCTTCAAGTCTTGAACGTTTCCGGAATCATAGGTAAGCATACCGGTTACAAGCTTGGTATTGGTGGTATTGGTATTACTCTTCTTCTTGCCGCCGCTGAATGCAGAGTTGAGTGCCCACTGGAGCAAGCCCATGAGAGTAGCCATCACACCTGCAGCTGCGATAGGACCAGCGATAGGACCCAGGAAGTCGAAACACTTACCGATGGCACCAGCAATAGAGAAGGTCATTCCTGCTTGCGTGCGGTCCGCATCCGATTGAATGATGGCCTCGTTATTTTCCTGCGTTTTATTAAGGTTCTCAGTGAGCGCCGTTTGGGTCATAGCCATACCTGTATTCAAGGCTATCTTTGTGCCCTCGGTCTGCTCCTTGTTTCCGGCATCCGTCACATTCGTGATGTTCTGAACACCCTGCGTGGTAACCTTCTCACGATCCTTATTACCTTTCTTTACCTCTTTACTCAATTCCTTCTGGTGCTTCTTCTCCTTCTTCAGTTGCTCGGCTTTCTCCTTGTCTTCCTTGGATTTGCCGCTGCCAGTCTTGAACTCGGTATTCATCACACCGCCGATGAAGGAACCAGTGATACCGGCTGCGGCATCAGCGAAGGAACCGCCACCTGCGATAGCATCGGCGGCTGCTGCACCCGTTTGCGTTGCTGCATCATTGTAGAACGCATTGGCGTTGTCTCTGTTGCGATGCTCCCATGCACGAGGCGCACCACTGCCCTGTGATTGCGTATTCTGCTGCTCAGGAGTAGCAGGAGGCGCATAAGGAGGCACAATAGCCTGACTGTTAGGATTGATAGGTGTACCATCAGGATTCCAACCGAGAGAAGGCTGCTGGGGAGTCATCTTCTCGAAGTTAGACTGCGGCTGCGGAGTGAGATAAGCTGCACCTTCATCTACCAATCGCACATACATCGGGTTCGCCTTTGTGCCAAGATTCGAGAAATCCTCCTTCACGGCATTGGCATCGGCGTTGGCTCTCGCTGCATCAATACCAGATTGAGCTTTCCTCTTACCACGTTTGGCACCTGCATCGTTGATAGCCTTCCACATCTGCGTATTCACGTCGTTGAGTGCCATATTAGCCCACGATTCGAGCATAGACTTCAGAGCGTTTTTGATAGCTTCCTGTGCGCTGCTTACGTCGTTACGCATTTCGGCAAATGCCTTGCCTACTTCCGAACCGAAGGTTTCGATAGGCTGCACGAGCTGCTGCATCTGAGAGAGTCGGTTCTTCATCGCCGTTGCCATCTGGTTAGCATAGGCAAGTTCTGCCTCCTGCCGAGCTCTTTCTGCCTCGTCGATAAGTTGCTGATTTCTCGAATTTTTGAAAACGAAAGCATAATAATCTTCCGCCATCTGCATCTTCATCTTCATCAGCTCCACCTCTGGGTCAGCAGTGAGGTCGCTGAGACCGAGGTTCGACCACATATTAGTTCGCTTACCGAAGAGACTGCTTTCCTGCTGCATCTTGCGAAGAGCTTCCTGGTTGGCGAGATTGCGCTGATTTACCGCCCAGGCTTGATCGGCAATCTTCTTTGCATAGTCGTACTTACGTTTCTCTGCCTCGGTGTAGCTATCCGTATATTTAATCAGCTCGATATAGAGTGCCTTTAACTCCTGCGTATTGAGTTTTGTAAAATCGAAACCGCTATTTGCTACGGAAAGATAATCAAGAAACTGTTGCTGGAAACGCTGACTTTCCGGATTGATGGTATAGAGCACAGCCACCGACGAGCGAGCCTTCGTTGTGAGTTTGTCAAACGCATCATTCATCTTCTGAAGACCTTCCTCCGTAGCTGCATCTACCCCACTCGCCGGGCGAAGGAATCCGAGTTTATCGAAATTACTGCGAGTAGAACGGTTGACTGCACCCGTGTAATCATTCTCGTTGAGTATCTTCTGAATCTCCCGCTGCTGGGCAAGAAGTTTTTCTGCTGCCTCACGCAATTCCTTAGAACCATTGGCAAAGATTTGATCGAGAAGAGCACCCAGGTTCTCTGAGAGCGTTTTATTGTTCTCTCGTGACAAATCACCCGATAGCTTTTGGAAAAGATCGTGCAGCTCACTAATATCCGATTTGCCGATAGACTCCAGCAATGACTTGGAAGTTTCATCATCATAGATAAGCACATCCTCATCCATGTGAGAGAAGAATTTCTTGAAATCATCACTCATCGTTGCGATGGACTTGCGAGCCGTACCGAGTGCCGTCTTCGTCTTAGCGTCGAGAAGAGCAAGCATCTGCTGCTGCTGCCCCTCGCTTACCTTCTCGCCATCAGCATTCATCTGCGTTACCCATTCCAGGTACTTGCGCTTCTGCTCTTCATAGAAAGCCTTGATATTGGCAATAAGGGCATTGGCGCGGGTCTTTGCTTTCTGCTCCTCGTTTTTAGCAGTGTTATCGGTCTTTGGAGTATTCTTGCCACCGCCAGAACCGTTGTTGCCGGAATCGCCTCCGTCGCCTCCAGTATTAACACCTCCAGGGATTTCTGTAACAAATATCCCAGGAAAATCTTTGTATTTCTTTTCAACTTCCTGCTGTGACTTTAGGCGTGCTCCGCGCTGGCGGATGTAAGCAACCGCCATGGCAGTCATCCGTTCCTGATCAGAATATTTATCACTATTATGATCAATATGTTTTTCTCCATAAACACCCTTAGAAGAAGAGATCCAACTATAACCGGCGGATGGAGTGCCATTCGTGTTCTTAATAGCTGTAATTAAGCCTTTATTATGCTGAGAACCATAATTTTTGCCAACACCACTACGCCTGATAACTTCATTGATTGTGTAATTCAATCCATGCTTTGCGAGATTATCATCCACAAAAGCCTTCAGCCAGGAACTACCATACTGACCCATTTTGTTTTTCTGCGCTTGCTGGTCGTAGTTGTAAAGCAACTGCGCTTCTCTTCCAGCCTTTGGTGCCACATGTTGCTGAATATCCTTCTCAGCAGCCTGAGCCATCACTTTGCGCTCAATGGCATTGGCGGCTTCATTGTAGGCTTTCTTCAAGTCGTTTACAGTTGACTTCTCGGTAAGCAGCTTGGAAAGATAAGAGCCGAACTTATTATTAAACTGATCTATAGCTGCCTGTCTTTCCTTTGTACCTTTCTTAGCACCGTCGATGGCACGCTTATAGCCGTCCAGCTCAAGAGTAGCACGTCCTACTTCAGATTTTACTCCGCTTAATGATTTTGTGAAATGGTCGGCGGCATTGGCGGCATCCTGCGCTGCGTTTGCATTCTTTTGAAAATACGCATAAAGCGTTGATAGAACTCCGAGAACCAAACCAAAAACATTTGATGCCATGGCCAGATTCAAAGCTTTCTGCGCAATAACCCAAGCCCATACAGCCTTACTGATATTGACAAGCTGAACTGCTGCCATAGCGAGACCCTTACCAATGAAGAAGCCAAAGAGAGAAGGCAACAATGCTATCAGTGTTTTGCAGGAAAGCACAAGTAGGTCTATCGTACCCAAAACAGCTTTTTGGGATGCAGTGGAGGTTGTCAAGGCACGAGATAGATTATACCAGGCTATCGTCAACTGCTTTACGGAGTTAATTCCGTCAGGATTTGTAAATGCCTTATTCCACATATTGTTAGCACGCTCAAGAATACCCTTTGCAGTATCCTGCTGGATGTTATACTCCTGGGTTACGGCCATACCTTCATCGAAAGCCTTACGAGAGGTAGCTACAGCTTTATCGAGCATATCTGCCTTTTCTGCCATCGTAACCATTACCTTAATAAGGCGAGAGCCATCCGAACCCAGATCCTTAAAGAGACTATCCAGGGCAAAGACATTGCCTGATTCACGCATCTTATGGAATATAGTCTGCAGGGCTTCAATACCCCTACCCTCTTTCAGAAATTCAGAAAGTGTACCCTTTGCCAAGCCAAGATCATGTTCAATAGAAGATGTTCCCTTTCGTATCTCTGTAATCAGTTTTGCGAATGCAGTACTTGCTACTTCTGGCTCAATCGCCATACTATCTACGGCTGCACCAAGAGCAAGAATATCGGATGTAGAAAGCGCACCGACCTTACCCATAGCGAGGAGGCGATTACTAAAATCAATAATCTTTCCAGACGTAGCAGTAGAGGTAGATGCCAGTTTGAAGATAGCGCTACCCGTCTTCAGCATACTCTGTTCTACACCCATCTTAGGGATAAGTCCCATTACTTCAGTTATCTTGGAAAGTGCAGACAGCGCTTCATCACCGAGGTCTTCCTTCAATGCCACGTTTACCTGGTTGGCGGCCTTTACAAACGACTCCAGTCCTTCCGGTCCATACTCACCAATACCGAGTTTTGCACCAGCATAAGCGATGTTCTGAAGTTCCTGCACAGATGTACGAGTATCAATCTTAGACAGAGATACCGCCATCTTGTCAATATCCTGATGGAGCAAACCCGAAACCTTACGGATATTTGCCAGCGAGTCTGACATATCCAGATTCTTCTGAATCACACCCGTAAGCAAAGTCTTTGCCTGGTTAAAGATGGCAAACATACCTACGTATGCCGTAAGGTTCTTTAATGCCGTACGCCATGCGCCGCCCTGTTTATGAACCGAACCCGTCAGCTTATCAATCTGAGCCTGCAACGTTTTTACGTCCTGCTGGCGCTTCTTCAGATTCGGATCATTCTCAAAAGTCTTACCCAATTCACTTTTAGCAGCTACGAGCGCACGGCGAAGTTCCTTGAGCGAAGTGCCGGAAAGATTGTTGATAGCCTTTCTTATTCGCTCTGAGTTCGTAATATTCTGCGTCACGGCAGAGTTATAGGAAACAAGCTCTTTCTCCAGTTTCTTAAACTCCCTCTGTCCCTGCTTCGTGGTTGTATCGAGCTGCTGCATCTTCTGCTTGATACCATCAATGCGCTGCTGCAACTCGTCCATCACCTTTTTGGCGACGGCGGCATTGGCCGTGATGACTATCTGAGTTTTTTTTGCTGTTGCCATTTTCTTGTTGTTTATTGATTAAAAAAGTTTGATAGGGCTGCAATCGGCAATGGTGTTAACCAGCTTCACCTCGCCCTCATAGCCATAGAAATCTACCAGGTAATTAGCTATCCGCTGCTGTAAATGGCGAAGCTCCATCATGATGGCAGGACGCTGAGATTTACCGCTCTTTCTATCCCATTTTGAGATATATCGGGTTTGATAGCGAGCCTTGCGGGCATTATCCACATCCTCGTAACTGGTGCCTTGACCTACACCCATATCCACAAAGCGCATATAGTCGTTGAACTCAAAAGCCATCGTCACCTTGCCATAATCGCCTGCCTCTATAATCTTACCCGCAAAGGATTTTGCACCCTCACCGGTAGAATACCATCCACCCATATCCTTTCGCTTCTGGTTTACTACGGCATAGCCGTTATACACCTCCTTGGGGTAAATGCACTGGGTCATGGTGTTTACTTCCAACTGATTGATGGTCTGCTGGAAAAAACGTGATGCTACCCTACTGAAGGGGAACATTGGATTCTTGATAGGCTGTCCCATAATATGATACTCCTTTCTTAAAAGACTTTCGCCCTACCCCTAACACCATAGGCAAGGATAGGGCGATATAGTCAAGATACAATTATTATTCTTTGATGATATACTTGTCATTACCGCCGCAGCCAAACTTGTAGAGCGGTTGCAGACTTTTCCAATCCACTCCGGCTACAAGCCATTGTCCGGAATACAACTCACCTATCAGCCCGCACGAGATAGAGGAAATATCAATAGACTGCAATTCGGATATGATGACCGGATCATCAGCAAAAGACCGTCCTGTTACCGGGCAAACTCCCCTTCGCTTCACCTCCACCATCCAGGAAACGAGGTCTTTACAATACTCCATCAAATCGACGGATGCCTGCTCTATCTTTGCACCATCGTATCGTCCGAGGGTTTGAGGCGAGTCTTTTACCTTGGTAAGAAACCACACCTGGTGAGATACCATCATCTTTCCGGCTGATTGAAACTCGCCTGTACTCAATACGCTATATAGCATACAAGGTGAATGCACGATATTGGCATTACGAGAAAAGATATTCTCCAAGTCAATATAGCGGATGCGAAAGAAACTCTGTTCTTCCAGTTTCTTACTTGTCGGGTCATGGGATAAGGGCTTGTAGATCGTAGCCCAGTGTTCCAAAACATTTGATATTGTCATAATTCAAAGGGATTTTAACACATTATTAACTGATAGCGTACGAAAATTAAAAGATATTGACACATTACATGCCCATTACCGGGACTGTAGGATCCTGCGGCATCCAGTCGTCATTATCATCTTCTTTCTTCTTGTCATCTTCCGGAGCAGCCTCTTTCTTGCTGTCCTCTTCTGTTGCTTCCTTCATCAAGTCTTTCAGCTTCACATTGAAATGCCTTTCGGTTTTATCGGCTACAATCTTCTGCATCACTCTTGCCCAGGGTGCCCCATTGCAGGTACTCTCGTTTTCGAGAATACTCACGAGCTGCACACCGCAGTAGATGGCAGCGAGATAGTTAGCGAGATGAAGAGGGTTCTGAAAATCGAGTATCACGGTATCTACCATCGTGGCCAAGAATATCGCAAGGATGAGGACGGAGAAATCCTTCACCATCTTTGCCATTTTCTTAGATTTCAGTTTCCCGTCGATTTTGCATCGAGGGTCTTTCTTGATAGCCTCTCGATAGCGGGAATAGATGCGGCAGTTGCAGCGCCATGCCGTGTAGCAGTCGCAGATAAGGGCGAAGAAGCATACGGCGATGTAGTTAAGGGATGGTTCCAGTGTACACCACACTAAGCCGATAATGGCTGCAAGAAACCTTGTAAGAGTTGGAATTAAACTTTGCATTTCTTTTTTCTTTTTTAGTGTTAACCTATGTTTTTTATTCAAGGCAAAGGTAGCGGTTTTTTATTGAGAGATAGGGACAAAGAAAATTCTTGTCCCAGTCGATTAGGGGAGATTTCGTAATTTTGTGGGCAGATATGAAACATTGTAGTACATAATATTTATTGATAATGAGTCAACTTACGCAGAATACCCTGCAAAGGATAGACAAGTGGCTGGGCAACGGACTGAGTATCGACACGATGTTTCCAAAACTGGAACAGAAGTACCGGATGCAGCTCTGCTACGAATTTTATAAACGTTGGGTACAAAACAACGATATAGACCCCAAGACTACCTGCCGCAACATAGCAAGGCGCGACTATGCGCTGTTTATGGAGCAGGCAGGCAGAGGTGTGAAGGAAGCACAGGAAATGGTGATGGCACTGCATATTGATATTGACGAAGAAGGCAATATCAGACCTCGTACCATTACCGAGCTGACAAACGATGTGGCGGTCTGTAATCACATCATCCGCTTCTTTATGACCGACGAGAGTCCACGTCACAAGGCGATGTATCTCAATTCTGCTGAGTGGCTTATCCGTACAGGCAAGCAGCAGAACAACGACCGTGCGGTGGATAAGGGTATGCAGGCATTGGCTAACGTTTATGGCAACTTCCTGGAAGAGAAGGATGCCACTGAGGAAATGCCGGATATGAGCCGCATTGCCATTACGCAGGATGTGAGCATCGTGAAGCGCGATAGGGTGAACTATACTGACGAGTACAAGAAGAAAATGGCTCGCAAGTATGGTCTTACGGCGAAGGATATGCAGGATATTGCCGAAGAGGAAAGTCTGCAGGAGCATAACGAAAAAGTACCTGACTATATGGAGTATATGGAAGAGGTGCTGGATGATCATGCTGAGAAGAAGGAAGCCGAAATGGATATTCCGGAAGAGGAAAGTGATACCGAAAAGGAAGGAGGTGATGATGAGTAAGCGTAAAGGTGATCATCATTATCACAATAAGGTTCCTCCCTTTACACCGGACCTTGAACATTACACCCGAAAACAGCATACCTGGAAGGCGAAGGTGGCATACGAAACAGAGGATGCTGCCTGGGAGTTTCTGAACCAAAGACCGGAACTGAAGGCGCAAGGGTATGTGGCGTATCAGTGCAAGACTTGTCAGAAATGGCATGTGGGGAGAGTAAGGGAGAAATGAGAAATTAGAAATTATATCAAAATATGGCAAAAGACTGGGTAGGCGGCAATGCTGCCGTATTTAAGACATTGGGTGCAAGCAATCACAAAAATGGTGAGCGCCAAAAAGAAGACTACTATGCCACGGAACCTGCTGCTACGGAATGGCTATGCAAGATAGAACAGTTTACCGGGGGGGTAATTTTGGAACCCTCTTGTGGCGAAGGACATATTAGCGAAGTGTTGAAAGCTCACGGCTACGATGTAGTCAGTCGTGATTTGATAGATAGAGGTTATGGCGAGGTAGCCGATTTTTTATCTATCGACAACTTAGAATGGAACGGAGATATTGTCACCAATCCACCCTACCGATATGCCTTGGATTTCGTGGAAAAGGCTTTGCAGATTATTCCGGAAGGAAGAAAGGTTGCTATGTTCCTGAAACTTACTTTTCTTGAAGGGAAAGGAAGAAGGCATCTGTTTAGAACACAGCCTCCATGCAGAGTATGGGTAAGCAGTTCACGACTGAAATGTGCTGCCAATGGCGATTTCGATGCAATGGCTGGTAGCGCTCAAGCCTATGCCTGGTTTATCTGGGAAAAAGGATATAAAGGAGAAACTATTCTTAAATGGTTTAATTGATAAAAATAGAGTTATAGAGGATGGAGTTAAATAAGATATATAATGAGGATTGCCTGATAGGAATGAAAAAGATTCCGGACGCAAGCGTGGATTGCATTATCTGCGATTTGCCTTATGGCGTTCTCAATAAACAGAGTGAAGCCGGTGGCTGGGATAGTATCATCCCGCTTGAGCCATTATGGAAGGAATATCTGCGCATAACCAAACCCAATGCAGCGATTATTCTTTTCTGCCAGGGTATGTTTACCGCACAACTTATGATATCACAGCCGAAACTCTGGAAATATAATCTTATTTGGAGCAAGCAACGGGTAACAGGCTTTCTGAATGCCAATAAAATGCCTCTGCGCTCACATGAGGATATTGCAGTATTCTATCGGAAACAACCTATCTACAATCCTCAAATGGTAAAATGCGCGCCACATCAGAGAAACCACGATCGTGGTAACGGACCGCATCAGAGAAAAATGGGTTGTTATGGTAATCACAACGAGGTTCCTACCAATATGGGTGATGAAAAGTTTCCGAGGAGTGTTATCTGCTTTGACAAGGAACATTCTGCCGATACCTTCCACCCCACTCAAAAGCCAGTTGCTCTTATTCGGTATCTCATCCGCACCTACTCCAACGAGGGCGACACTATCTTAGACAACTGCATGGGCAGCGGTACTACTGCTATCGCAGCCATCCGCGAAAAGCGAAACTTTATCGGTTTTGAACTGAACAAAGAATATTACGACAAGTCTTGCAAGCGTATCAAGTTAGAAATGATGCAGCCTTCTCTGTTTTAAAATCAATATACTTTCAGGATAACAAAACTTACTATTATGCAGCAACCACATCAGATTTACTTAACACGATTTCAGCAGCAATCGCTATATATGGGTGCCCGAGACGAGAGGGATATTGCAGCTCGACGCACAGGAAAGACCGATGGTCTTGTGGCACCCTACGTATGGATGACCAGCAACTCCATGCCAGGTATGCTGGGCGCATGGGTAGCCGTATCACGACAACAGGGTTTCTCAAAAACCATACCAGGTACCATGGCGGCAATGGAGCGAATGTTCGGTTTTCAGATAGGCATACACATGGGTTGGGGGCGACCACCAAAACATGTGCGCCCTTCCATCTTCAAACCGAAAAGCTACGAAAATATCATCTGGTTTGCCAATGGTGCCCAATGGGCATTGATTTCCCTCTCACAGACGGCAAGTGCCAACAGTTACACTTTTAGTGCATGTGTGGGGGATGAGTGCAGGTTCTTCCCGAAAAAGAAGGTGGATGAGGAGTTGATGCCGGCATTATCAGGACAGACACACCCGCTGGGTGACATCAACTTTTCAGACTATAACCCACTCTACCGCTCTACCCGTTTCGTGAGTGATGCCTCGCTCACGGCAAAAGGATCATGGCTGGAGCGTGAGGACGAAAAGTTAGACTTGGAAATAGAGACGGGTAAGTTTAAGGGCAAGACCTACCGATGGGTGCAGGGTGAGCTGGAAGACTATGCCGACAAGGTTATCAGATATAACGACCTGCTCTATAATGCCAAGAAGACGGGGCACACGCCTCACGTAGTGCCAGCAGAAGTAAAGACGATGATCCGTGCCGTGGCTCTGAAAATGCTGAAGCATGAAGGTATGTTCCGTATTCTGCCTAACCATGGTAAGAAAATCACCAAGAACATGGTGGATATGGCAGTAAACTACAAGTTGGTTACTGCAGAGGATGCTGAACTCATCTACGATTACGAATATCTGCTGACACCGGAAGAGGATTTCGAGATGCAGATGTTCCTGCGTTCCAAAAAGTTCCAGGATGAGTATCTCAGAGAACTGAGGCGCTCGGCTTTCGTGGTACGCAGAGCTTCCACCCTCGAGAACGTGGACGTTCTGGGTGAGGAGTATATCCGACAGATGAAGCGAGATCTTCCACCCTACACCTTCATGGTCAGTATATTAAACGTGAAAATCAAGAAATCGAACGATGGCTTCTATTCCAATTTGGATATAGATCACGTCCATGGTTATATCAATGACAGTGGAATAGACCCGCTCACGATGGCCAACTGGAGCACTCAGAAGGCTACGGGCATCATCGGTGGCAAGAAGATTACGTCAGAAAGTTATCAACCGGATCTGAAAGAACTGTCCGAGAGAAACGACTGCCGCATGGATGCCGACTGCGTGAACGACCTTCCTCTCTATCTCGCATTTGACTATAACGCCAACATCAATACGTTGGTGGTAGGTCAGGTATATCAACGTGACGGAGTAGAGGCAGTGAATGTTATCAAGAGCTTCTATGTGAAGAACGAGCGCAAGCTGAGGGAGTTGGTAGATGATTTCTCTCGCTATTATGCGCCCAAGAGAGCCGTAAACCGTGATGTGGTTTACTTCTACGATTCTACGGCAAAACAGGGTGCATCGTATGCGCTGACTGATGAGCGATTCTATCAGGCAGTGATTAAAGAGTTGGAGCGCAATGGTTGGAATGTGACGGCAATAGATATGGGTGTGCCGGAGAATCATGAGGTGAAGCACCGCATCATCAATAATGGTCTTGCTGGCATAGAATATCCTGCCATCCGCATCAATCAGCTTAACAATCCCGACCTGATTATTGCCCTGCAGCTTTGTGAGGTAAGTATCGGCTATCAGGGATTCCGAAAGGATAAGAGTCAGGAAAAGAAGCCGGAAACGGAAGAAAATCTGCCATTGCAGCAAAGAACTGACTTTACCGATGCCTTTGACTCCTTATATCTTGGCTGCAAATTCTGGCGAGGCAATATCGGCTGGTTTGTACTGCCGGACGGAAGGAACGTGTAATAAAGGTAAAAAAAGTAAAAAGGTAAAAAAGTAAAAAACGAGGTGCGGGTGTCATCACGACAACCGCACCTCTTCCTCTAAAATAATGAAATTGGTATTATTAATCGGTATATTTCAAAACATGAGAACTTATGAAGAAAAACAAAGATTCCCGCGTTTCACAACGAAGGAGTTCCTTAAATTCAGTTTAACCATAAAATTAAAACTACTATAAATAAAAACATTAAGTAGATATTGAGAAAACACTACAAGACTATTTCTTCTTTTCAGCCTGCTCACTGAGAGACTTTTCCCGAAAGTTCCGAAAGATAGTCTCATGCAACTTCATATCTTCCGGACTTAACTTTTTCCACTTCTCGCACCACTTCACCTTTTTGGCACTGTGGGATATGCGAGAAACGGAGGAGATAGGGAAACTGGTTAACGTTTGCCCCATTTCAGGATCATCATAACTGACGCTAACCATCGGAACATAAACTTCATAAGTACATGTTCCCAAACCTCCCATCGAAAGGAAACGTTGTCCGTTCTCGTCTGGAATTAGCTGAATATCGTCACCATAATATCTATTATTGATAAGTGACTCAAAACTGCGGTTATGCAGTTGGATATACTTTCCATCAGTGAAATAGATTTCCACTACAACTTCTCGATAATTACCACATTCCTGGTCGAGGTTTACAATCTCTTCCCATAGGGTATTATTTTCAAAGTTCATTTTACCGGCAGAGCCTTCCATAAACGAGTAAAACTCATTCATCAGTTGCAGCATCATCTGCTTTTCAGTTTCATTCATATTCTTATTTTCTGTTTGCAAAGTTAATAATTTAATTTTAAATGATGAGGACAAAGGATTTTAAAGGTAAAAGGGTAAAAAAAGTAAAAATGGAAAAAGAGCATTCCTGCGACTAAGGGGAAAAAGTAAGAACGGCACTACTCGCACTTCTCGGTAATTATCACGTCTCCATCATCATCAAAGCTCACGTCACACTCGCCAGTATCTATCCAGCCGGTAGGACCGAAAAAGGAGAGAACCTTATACCATTTTGCGTGACGGAAAGACATATCTGCAAGCAATTCTCGTTTGGTAAGGGCTTTATCGCTACGATTGAAGCGGATATGTTCCTCAACCTGTTCTATACGTCTGGGCGACGAGAGAAATTGCGCCCGATAACCCCACTTATCTTTAAAGGCATAATAGATCAATGCCGTATCACGAGCCTGGATAAAAGCCGGGCTACATAGAAGTTCATACTTTTTCATATTTATTTTCTGTTTCTTTATTTTATTCTCGTTTGAGAAAAACCTTTTTACCTTTTCACCTTTTTACTTTTTTACCTTTAAAAAATATTCGTTGCACCTGAAATTCTTTCTTGGTGAGAAATCTCTGAAATCCACCTTACAGAATATCATCCGCTTGTTGCACCAGCTCGCTAAATCTTTCTGCCATTGCGGTATGACGTGGTTCGGATTCATCGGGTCCCTGTAGGGTTGCGCATAGGCATATACTGCTCGCCCGATACGATTGTGACGGAAATCCTGCAACCGCTCCCACCAATAATGAATGCGATTGTAGCATTCTAAAAAATCATTCTTACCCCCTACCATTGTATATAAGAAATACTCGCCGTGAAATCCTGCCTCATTGATAAGCTGCATCGCCCGTTCACAATCTTTTATCTGAGGGGTAGTATCGCAACCAAAGCGGATGCGGCTGTGTATCCAATGTACCTTGGCTAAAAGTTCGGCATATTCGGGAGTTACCAACCGTGCATCCATTGCCTGATTAAAATCCACATATAAATGGAGATCAGTAATTTTCTGAAGCTGCTGTCGGGCATAATCACCAGCGGCAAGGATATTGTTATCCATCAGCACCACGTGATTTCTCCCCTCAATAGCGATTTCTTCTATATCCATATAGGGGCGAATGCGCCCTTCCTTCTTAGGTACCACACACCATGGGCATTTATTAGGGCAGCCGCGGGTAAGGAAACCGTATGCCGTATTGCTTGGTATATCCGGAAACAACTCGTAGTAGGGTTGCAACCTATCTATCTCATTGGGCAAACTGCTGCCTATATCATATCCTGTACCTCCCTTCTCCAACTTATCGTAAGAGTACTGGGAGAAATCTACATCAGGAGAGAAGTTGAATACCTTACTGGCATAGAGAATGTCATAATGGCGCTGCTCGAAAAGATTGATAGGTTGCGCCCACTCCACACTATCACCCCGCATCAGATGCCAGCGAGCCAGTTTACCCAAAGCGATATTTGGGTAAACCGTAGCTCCGAACTTCTTCTTTTTATGATGCCCATCGACATCTATCAAGCCTATATTCATTTCATTTCTTATTAGTCATAAAAATCATAGGATAAATCTTTCATATCGCATCTTTTCTAAGATTGTTATAAAAATCCTTTGTGCAAAGACAGTCCCAGAAGTTATCTACTGACGCATTGTATCTGTTACCAAAAAAATCACAGGCACTGCAAACGCTTGTCTGGTTGAAAGCGATTGCCTCTATATCATTTATGCTGTGAGCCTTAATAAAGGCACTCAGCTCCTTGTATTGCTGTGGATATATGCCTCCACATTCATCAGCGACAACCTTTAAGCATTCAAGGTAAACTGGTATATCCTCGCCCAGAACCTTTGCAAAATCAAAGGTAGATCTAAATACCATCATTTCCTCATAAGTTAAGCGGAAATCTTTCTGTAGGTCCTCGATCTCCTTTCTGGATGAAGCATAGATCCAGCGGCTTACATATTCACCTTTTGCCTGTGCTTCCTTCACCCAGTCAAGTTCCAGCGGTTTACCATCAGCTCCTACCGGTACGTAAGATGGAAGGTATTTCTTTTCCAGATACATCCAAAGGTGAGGCATTCCACCCCAAGCGTTGGGAACCTCTATAGCAAGTTTCCAGCACTTTTTCTTCTTCATTTTAACGTATATCTCAAACATGGTCTATTGCTTTAGGATGCTTAGTTAATGATTAAATGTATCCTATCCTCATAATCCGCGACAATCTCTATCGGGCGGAAATGCGCATTCAGGCATATCTCGGGAGCGTCACCTATCGGACCCTCGTACACGGACTGAAGGTTGAGAGTATCGGGAATGATGATGTCAATACTTACCTGACAGAACTTATCAATGACGGTGCCCACAAGGTCGCCTATCCTCAATGATGAAGGGTGCAGCTTCTTATCCTCTTCCTTGCTGAGATGAGGGATAGAAACTTTTTGCTTCTTTCCAATAAGATAAGGAGTCACAACACTCTTATGCTTGGAATAGTCCGATGTAAAACCATCATATTTGATAGTAAAAGCATTCACCTTTCCTATTAAATCAAGAGGCATAGCCTGAATAACTTCGGCAAGACTGGGCTTGAACAACTCTTTTGCGCCATAGGTATGTTCTGCCTCGAAAGAAAGGAACGTTTGCTTTACTTCCTTCTGATGATCATAATCAAAAGATGGGTCTTTCCAAATGCAAGACTGATGAAAAACATCTACTCTTGGGTATTCCAAAAGCACATATTCATCCAGATTCTTGGGGTTGCGCTTGAAGCAAATAACATTGATACCTTCCGCTATCTTCTGTATCTGCTCATGAGTAAGCTTTATCTTCTCTTTCATATCGCTATTATTTTTACTTTTTACTTTCAGAAGCAAGAATGCTCTTTTTACCTTTTTACTTTTTTACCTTTAAAATTTCTTCTACGTTTATTCTGAAGGTACTGCCCGTAGTCTTTGGGAGAAGGGACTATCAAAAATGATTTATCTGCCATTCTCGAACCTATTGGATGCAAGTAATAAGGATTAATATATTCTGGCAACATACGCTATTTCTTTAATTAAACAATACCGGTAATCTTCTCCACACCCCGCCGTTAGGCTGAAACTCACTCTGCCAATCACGATACTCTACATCGAAACGAACCCCAAGGTCTATGAATTGTTGGAGATTCAAGGTAGAAAGAAACTCGTCATTTTTCTCCTTGCGGTCCATTAAGATAAGCCTGCAGCTTTTCATGGAGGCAAATATATAAAAGAAACAATCCATCGCATTCTTTCCTAACATACCTTGTATAGCCCAACGTTCACGATTGGTTCCTTTAGGTGAGATGTTTACGCCATCAATATCAGTATAAACCTTATTTTTGTTCCATTGTTCTACGTTGTGGTACATAGAATATCCCGAAGTATAAACATAAAGGTTTTCTATGTTTTTATACTGGCCGCGCAGATTTTGCACGAAATCAGCAAAGTATGGAATCTTGAAAGGTTCGCCACCTGTTAGCAACACAGTTTTAGCGTTGTTAAGTTCCTCTACCGTTACAACCGGAACAGAACTTAAAAAGTATTGGTCATTACAACATAACATGCAATGATTATCACAATTTGTATTTACCATCAGATGAATAACGGAATGATCCGCATTCTTTTCATCTTCATATATTCTTGACATACGCTACTTCTCGTTTTCTTTCTGTTGAACATTTTCTTTCTTATCCTCCACATATTTCTTTCCGCAAAAAGGACAATACTCTGGAAGGATATTAACCTTGTTCCACTTTTCGCAGAAAGAACCATCTCTCTTCTGCTTGTGGAATAAACCATAAATGTTTACCATCGCAATGCCCGATGGGACACCTATGCCCGTATCAAGGCAACCACTCTCGTTGGTCTTCTCCTTGATAAGTTTTTCAACTCTGCTAATACAATCACATGCCATAATCTTTAATGTTTTTATTTATTTATCTCATTTCATTAAATTCATCATAGAAATCAAGATGAAACTGCTGCCAGGAAATTTCTTCCAAGGTTTCATCTTTCTCTCTAAACCTCATGCTTGGTTCATCCACATAGAAGAAGGCGCGGTTTCTGAAAAAATAGAGCTTAAACGGCTCAATCGGTCTATTCACTGGCTCCGTGAGGTTCAAACCTATTCTTACATCATTGAAACCCACTACAGGGTTATACGAGGCGAGCACCTGCGAAACAATCCTACCCTGCTCTGTTTTTTCGTTAGGAATCAAGTAATGATAAACGCCGCTCGGAAAGCGATGAGTAAGAATTTTCACCCAGGCTCTCTTATCTAATTTAGTCCGTTGTTCTGGCGTTACCAGTATCTTCTCGATTCTAAATCGGCGAGTGAGAAGCCAATTATTCTCAACGTGTATATCTTTATCGAAATCAGAACCGATAGCTTCCACTATTCGCTTCTTGTAATTTACACGTTCTTGCAATTCAGCTTCGACAATACCTTTAATGTATTCGTAAGCCTTTGTTCCTTGTTTTGCTTCGTATAACATATCTTCTTCTTTTGTTAGTTCTTAATCTTGATCTGCAACGGAATAGCTGAGAATGGTGGCGATTACCTTTTCCTCCATTGATAACTCTAACGTCATTTCTTTCTTCTCCTATTACGTTTATTCTGCAAATACTGCCCAAAGTCTTTTGGAGTGGGAATCATCATCTCCATAGGCTCCGGATGCTTATAAACACTCCGAGGGTAATAATCTCTATAATTTATTTCCATACGCTTATTTATTTAAGTGATTACCACAAATACTGCCACATGACGTTTCGCCTTGCGAATCGATACACCAGCCTTGGCTGTAAGCATCTTCGCAATCAAACCAGAAGCAGGTGCCACAACATTTCTCTTCTTTCTTTGCCATAAGCTATTTGAATTTGATGATGAAAACATCTTTGTTTAGCCACCCTTCCGGACACATACCTTTCTGCGGTTTATCAATAGAGATACTTTCGATTTTCTTCTCTACTACCTGACGGTCTTCTGCGAAACCCGCATAGAAGAGGATGTGAGTAAAGGGTTTGTATTCCGGCTTGCCTACCACGGTACTATAGCCACCGAACTCATCGAAAAGTACATCTCCGCTTTCGGCTTGCTGATTTACCAGTCGGAAAGTCCAATACTTCGTGATTTCCAGACACTCTACCGTCTTATCACCAGAAACGATTTTCTTGAGCCATTTCTTTCCGATGACGAGGGATAATACTTTCTTTTTTGTCATAGTTTCTCCTCTTTTTCTGAAATATTGAACGACGTAATCGGGTGCAAGGAACTGCTGATTTTCTCTGTCTTCATAATAAAAGGATTTAAATGCACATTCTACCGTAAAATTAACGCCATGCTCAAGGGCAACTTCTATCCTGCGTCGAAACTCATCCATGCCATTCAGATAAGCATACATCCCATGAGCGTGAGTTAAGACTCTCGGAACGCGAAAATCCCCTCCACACCATTCCTTGTTGATAACCACGCCTTCATCGAGAGCCTTGCGCAAACGTTCCTGCTCTGTCCAGAGACCGCGGTTCCAATAAACCTGTTCGGTCGGCACTCCATTTTTGTCTCGCCAAAACATTTCGGTCGCCAGGGTTTCGAGGGTGAAAATCTGTTTCATAAAATTTTCTTTTGCCATAGCTATTTTCCTTTATAATCTATACCTTTCTTTTTAAGAAACTCTTCGGCTGCCTCTTGGCTGTCAAACATCATGTTGCGTCCGAAACGATCCTTCATGTATCTGTATCTCTGCCACCAATATTTTTTGTACATGATGAAGTACTTTACTTCATCCATAAAACTCGGAAGTATTTCCCCATTAAAGAATCGGGGAATATAAGTCGAATAGATTATTATCTTCATACGCTACTTCTTTTCAATTATATAAGTTGTATCATTCTTCTCAACTACATAGACACTTAAAGGGTCTAAATGACAAGGACAATCTGGGTCGTGAACAACACCATTTTGATATTCAGGTGCGCCCCATACTAAATAATGATGTCCTCTATACCACCCATCGCAAACTGGTTCTATCTGTGGCCCTATAAGTGCCCTTCTCAGTTCCTTACTACAAGATACAAGCAAAAGAACAGATAGTACTATAAAAATAATCTTCTTCATACACTACTTCTCCTTATCGAATTTATTACCAATAACTTTGAAACTGAATAGCGTCAACGCAGCGCATAAGAAAGTCAATAAGCGGGCACCACTTACTGATAGTTTAACAATGAAACCTCCTTCTTCTTGACTCCACGAAACCTCATAGATTTCTTTTGTTCCTTGGCCTTGCAGAAGGTCGTGATCCCAAACCTCTTTGCCTTCACAATCTTTCAGTCCCGTGAACTGGCAGACGGTAGAAGGATCAACTCTATGCACTATTGGTACATCAGAAAACTCGTCACTTGGGTAACTTATGCCAACATAGCTTGTGCTGTGTACCAAGTCGCCTTTTACCCATTCTCCGTTGTCAAGACGCTTAGCCTTGAACTTTATATCTTCTATTTTCATAAGCTAATTAAAATTTATGATCTTTACAGACGCTAAAAAATCCAGTCTTACATTTCCGTTCTGCGCACCAGCCAATAGACCGATGATCATTATCGACATCATACCAATAGCAGTTGCCGCAGAATTGATATACGTTATCGGGCATACGCTTATCTATTTAAATCTGATTACGAACATATTCTTCTTTAACCACGCATTCGGACACATGCCCTTCTTCGGTTTATCCACGGTTATCTCGTCGATTTCCTTTTCGATATACGGTTGGTTATCTTTCGGGTAGCCAAGGAGAAAATGAACGTGTGTGAAAGGCTCCAATACCTTCTTGCGAAAAGACCTATCTTCCGGACTATCCGAAGTATGATTAAGTCCTCCAGTGAGATAGCCTTGCATAAAAAGACCTCTATCGGAAGCACGATGATATTTAGCTACACAAACTATCACGTCTGCCCTATTCGGTATATCCTTTCTCAAGAGACGCATCGCCCAGAATACAGAGCATTCTCGATACTCCTCTGTCTTCTCTCCGCTAAGTATCTTATGATACCACCCTTCGGCAAGATGAAGGGTCAATATTTTCTTTTCTGCCATATTACTTACTTTTTATCTGTACTTTTATCTACCACTTCTACATACTTCAATTTAGCAAAGCGGTATGAATGATACATTGCACAAAGATTTTTCACTTTAGAAGTGAAGCACTGAATGCAGCCTGTATAATCGTGAAATCCTAAGATGATATACTTCTCGTCAACATACCCTGCTACGTATGCGCCAATATCCTTTCCCTTATAAAGGGCGGGCTTTCCACAATACGTATCGAAAAAGTCTTTGTTTGTCATGCGCGATTTATTACAGTTAAATTCCATAACTATTCCCCTTTAAGTTCGACTGGCTCGTCACTCCAAGACAATTCTCTTCCGATGAGTTTCTTAATGCTTCCATGCGGAAGAGCCATACTATCACCCCACCATTCTCCATGCTTCTCACATCTTTTTGGTTTATTCCAAAAAGCTTTTTCTATACCATTATAAGCAACGGCAAGCCATATACTATAATTTTTAGGTAGTGTCATAACTATTCCTCCACTTTCACGCCAAATGGTGTTCCATCATAAAAGGTGTTGTCTTGATAGCTATTTTTTGAAGACAGCAGAATGGCGCTACCATCCTTATCTGCAAAGCCTGCATAATAGTCATCAACAGATAAGATATTAAAATAACCACCTTCTTTGGTTTTTATCCAGCCAAACGGCTGGTGTTTTAACATCTCATCCAAACATTCTTCTGCATTCTTGAATGAGCGATACTTTGGCTCTGGCTTAATGCGATATTTATCAGATTCTCCAATAAGCGTTTCAAGGTAAAAACCCTCATCGTCGCCATCAATATCTCTCCATCCATCCAAAACATGAAACTGAATGGTCTTACCTTCCTTAATCGCCTCTAAAATCGGAAACAATCTCAGGACTTCTTCTTTGAAAATTCTAATCATACTCGATCCTCCTCTGTCTTCTCTCCGCTAACTATCTTCTGACACCACTCATCTGCAAGATGAAGGGTCAATATTTTCTTTTCCATAATTTACCTATACTGCCTATAATTTCATGTGATTTATGATAATAATTATCGAGGAAAATTTGCATCTGCATTCCTACGGAACAAGGAGTATCAGCTTCAAAGGCTTTACCTATTTTCCGCATTTGCGCTGCTATGTTAGGGCAAGGAATGCGATACCTGCTGGAATTTACAGGAATGCTATCCTCTTTCCATTTTTCGTAACTAAGACAGTTTCGGTATTCCTGGTATGACATAGCTCCAATATCTCCGCTTTCCATTATAAACCACACCAGGACTTCCCCGCTACTATAAGTTATAAAATAAGCTTGTATCTCCGGCAGATGATAATGACACCAAGGTTTTTTCAGCTTCATGGCATCGAGATTTCTGTATGAAGAGTACGTATATCGCACGGCAAACGGAATAGGGCTGCGATATGGCAATACGCATTTTGTCAACTCGCAAGCATCACGAAGAGGATCTATTAATTCTGCATCAAATGAAAAATGAGATTTCATCTTGAGTGCAGCGGTTCCGTCATTCTCGAATATTGAATAGCTCGTTACGGCATTCTTCTTACGTTTTGTGTAATCATCCATATTACTATCAATTTACTTTTTAAACTTCTTGAAACCAGTGATGGCTTCCCTCTCACACATCTGTCGAAACTCGTTGTTCTCAGGCAAGCAAGCAAGATAACCAATGCCAACTTCAAGGGCAAGCCAGGATTTCAATCCTGCTGCCGTATGACGATACTCATTAAAATATTCAGCTACTTGCGCTTCTGATACATTGAAGAATATGCTTCCGTCATACGTTACGTAATCCTTATCGTCAGCAGTTGCTGTCATAAAGCCATCCTCTGCATTAACATAGATTCGAGAAATGCAGTTCTTCGGAATGAAGGTAATTTTATTCTTCTCAAGATGATAAATAGCGAGATATGCAGGCTTATCGTCATACGCTACAGTTCTCTCGTTTATCTGAGGCGAATGATTTTCTATATCCTTTTTCATTCTTCTGATAAAACTACATGCCGAGCAAACGACAACCCCACTCCATGCTATAAGAAACGCAAAGGCGAAGAAATAAAGTAAAAAATTATTTTCCATTATCTTCTACATTTAATTAATATATTAACTTTCGACATACTTAGAGTACATCCTGAATGTCGCACCCTGCTACTGCCTTGTATTCTGCCTTGAGGAAGGCAATCTCATCTTTCAGGCGCTTGATTTCCTCGGTAGGCTGATGATCCTCCACACGCTCTTTCCAGTTGCGATAGGCATAATAGAACTTATTGCACAACTTCAAATCCTCGTCGGTGTACTTATCTGTATGCAGGAGCGAAGCTCGCCTTACCTCGTTCAGCTTGCCATTCTCCGTAAGCACTATCAATCCGGCATAACTCGGAAGGAGGGGAAGTACTTTTCCACTAAGGTACCATGGTACGCAATAATAGAAGTAGTTTGGAAAACGATGCTTGCTGGAGGGTACCGACTGGCTCTTAATGTAGATATTCCAACCTTTAGGAGTATGCTCGATATAATATCCAGAGTAAGGCTCATACTTCGATAAGGCTTTCTCATCTGTTTCTCTACATACAAAGGTAAGAGGATGATACTCTCCCGTCTTCAGTAGGTCATGCTTTCGCCACTTCCGATTGAAATCATTCTTGAAATCAGCGAGTGAAATCTTGCATTCCACTTCATACCAATATCCGCTTCGGCTCTTGATGAGCATATCGCTCTCCCAATCGAACACATACAGATTCTCTACGATATACTTAGGGTTCGATTTCCAGCCACGCAAATGCTGCTGAAGAAGCTGCTCTGTTACCTGCTCCTTAGTAAGGAGAGGCGTTTGTTTACGCTTTATTCCCATATATTCTTTTCATTTGTCCGTCCTTTAATTCATAACCAACATCTCGAAGTCTTGACTCCAACATCTTGACTTGCGATATGGAAGCTACATAAATTTCGGCTTTATCGGGATCAGCAAGATTTATATCAGGAATAATTTCATTAGCGAAATTATCTGTTTTCTCGCTACGGCTAACTCTTCTATCCGGATCACTAACATAAAGCTTTTTTGAATCACCGTCTTCGCTCCAAAAGAAATGAAGCCATATCTTTTTATCTTCCTGCCAAAAGTTAACCTTAACGCAAGCAAAACTCTGTTTAGTACTCCGAGGGTCTTTGTTTTTCAGAAAATAAATCACATTTTCCTGCATAAGCGCAGGAGGTATAGCAATACCTCCCACGTATTCACTATACTCACAAGGCTTGACACGATACAAGCAGTTTTCTGTATCAATATCATATTCCTCTGGGTTGAAATCTCGCCAATTAGGTTCCTCTAATGGGCGATACTCCACCGGTCTTCCCTCCTTAATGGCTTGCAGCACCTGCAGCAAGCTATCAACATCAAACAAATAAATCTTTTCCATAATTATTCTTCGTTACTTTTTACGCTTCGCCATGAGATAGCTAAAACGTAATTATTGCACCAGGTGTTATATCCGAGAGTATCAAGATAAAGCTTTACTTTATCTCGTTCTTCGTAACTTTCGAGAGTTACAGCAACTTCATGTTCTGACTTATCGCAAGCGCAACAGATGAGCGATTCTATCATTTCAAGCTGGTCTTTATACGTCTCCTTAATGGCGTTAAGGGTTCGTTTTCTTGCCTCTTCTGCTGTTGTCATAATCTATGCTTTATGATTTTTACTTATGAATACGGATAAGACTTGGGATGCAGCAATCGTAGCTTTTATATTGTGGTTCTACGTAGCTGACATCCGGAGTTGTATCACGCATAGTGTTTATATCATTCAGAAGGTAAGAACCTATACAGAATTGAGTGAAACCTACATAGAGAATAGAACCTTTGTTATCATAACCGGCAAGACGACCGAACCATCCTTGCGCCTTACCAGTCGTAATCAGAACTTGACGACCGTGATAGAGATGATAAATCTCCTTAACCGTCAATCCGGAAACATCTTCCCACTGGGAATCAGCAGATGCAGGCATATTCTTCTGTCCTGCACTCTCTTCGATAGGCTCAACTTTCATTTCGATACGCAATCCTAATTCCTCGTGCTCTCTTTTAATCTTTAGAGCACTAAGCTTTGCCTTTCTCCATCTGTCTGCCCAAGAAAGAAGCCAGAAGCCTACGGAGAAACCAGTCAGCACCACAATGGTTGCCCACAGACAACAATCATATATCTCCTGCGATATAACATAAGGATTGGTATCAATGCCGCTAACAGGTTGATACCGATAAACTGAGCGTAATATTTTAATTTACTTTTCATCATTTTCTGTTTGCTTTGATTCATAAATCTTTCTTATTTCATCAAGTTTCGCGACACACACATCTCTATCATCACCTTCAAAAGTTTCAGCCTGCTTATACATGCTTTCCTTAACCATAAAACGGCAATCAAAACTACGTGCCATGATTTTAACCAAGACAACGAAACCGGTAAACTCGTTAGGGTCATATCTATCTTTTTTGATAGGCGACTGAACACCGAGGCGTATTTCATTCGTAATCTTGGATGTTTCCTTGATTACTTCCAATGCTATATCGAGGTCCGTTATCGGCTCCAAAGATACGAAGGTCTTAATCTTGTATTCATCATGCAACTTACGCAGAGCTTCGATACGTTCCTTAGTAGAAGGAGCGCCAGGCTCCAATTTATCATTGCCAGTGACGGAGAAGCCGATAGTGAGGTAACGAACTCTATCCTTATAATCTGCCGAAAGGTCTCGAAGTGTACTATTCCACAAACCCGTCTGCATCCAATTTACGTTTTTTGTCAATATTGTGACTGGAATACAATCGAATATCAAATGTAAAACTACCTGCTGCAGGATAAATATATTCTCCTCTGTATCGAATGGGTCGCATGTGAAAGAGAAAAAGATACCGCCATCCTGACGTATTCTATCTATTCCTATCTTCTCTAAATCCTTCGAGATAATATCACAGGCTGCAACGAGACTTTTATGTTCTACAACACCTTCTTCAATAGTATCATGTGCAGTCATATTGTTTTTCTTCAGATATTCATTGAGCAGCTTATCTCTTGCTTTCACGATAGGTGCTGCTAATTTTGGCTTGTCGCCAAAGGCATGACTCAGTACCCCTCTGCGATTATAGCAATAAGTGCAACCATTGGAGCAACCATGATAGAGATTGATTGCCCACTTTGCGTATTCACCAGCTGCGCCCTGCGGCTGGTAAATCAATGCTCCCTTTATACAAGGAGTCTCTTTCGTCTCTGTTTCCATACGCTACTTCTCTTTTTTTAAATCCTCACTCTGTTCAAAGTTCTTATTCCAACAGATAATGGTACCTTTTTCTGGTACTCTGCACACGAACCCTGGGCAGCACCAGCAATCGGTAGAATCTGTTCTGACAGGGCAGTGGATCTCTTCATCCATTTCTCCGTGAGGGCAAGAAATATTCTTGGGGTACTCCGTAGCTACGACTTTCACCTTTTCATAAATAAAACGAAGTCTGCAATGTAAGTCGTCAATCTCCTCATGCAGCCTGCCATTCGCTTTTTCCAAATCGTAATTACGTCTGCACATCCGATAATAAGTGGAACTACCTACCACCCGTTCATACTGCTTGCGGAAGCGATGGTTGGTGTACTTACGGAAGAACTTAGACTTACTACCAGATTCTATGATAAGGTCAAAAATAAAGCCTGCAATCTTCTCCTTTACCCGATCTATATTTATCTTCATACGCTTATTCTTCTTTATCTTTTTGTTTTTCTATCAAGAATCCGATGCCAGCGTGGATATTACCAAGCTTATACCACTTCTGACTGATAGTCATCACGTAGCTACTAAAGGCATTACCCTCAATATCTAACTCGAAATCTTCGTCAGTATCAGGTTTTCCATGCCTTACATAACCTTTGCCAGGAGTATAGATGAGACGGTAATAAACGCCATTCTTACATAAGTATAAACCACTATTCTCGCAATCTGATGACCAAAACTCCGGCTTGCCTATATAGCAAAGCAACACATCGCCATCGAAGATAGGGATATACGATTTCTTACCATCATTCTCACCTACATAGTCCCTGGCATCGACGTTATCTACCTGATGAGCAATAGTCGCCAATTTGTAGCCGTTTTTTATCATTTCGGCTATCTCGATAAACGCAGCCTGCCATTGCAGGTCAAACTCCTGCTGGGAATACTCACCTTCCTTATTAATAAAGATTGCGAGAATATTCGACTTTCTGTCTCCGTCGTTGGCAGGGATGTTTTTAATGAGACTGTTCAATACCTGCAGTTTATGAGCTTCCTGCGCCATGCTTACCATGGTGTAGAAGTAACCTTCTGATTTATCGTTGATACACCAATACTGTCCGGAAGCTATCTTGCGAAGGTAGCTATACATATTCATCGCCTCACGCTCCGGTATATCATGCTGATGGCAAACAAACTTGTATGGGTCAGGATAAATGTGCTCTACAAAATTACTGAATGCCTGCATATTCTTGATGGTGTTTACATATTCTTCTGTTTTCATACGCTACTTCTCTTTTTCTTTCTGTTGAGTCTCTTCTTTCTGATCATCAACATACTTTTTACCGCAGAAAGGGCAATATTCAGGAAGGATGTTAAGCTTTTCCCACTTCTCACGAAAGGTACCATCTTTCTTCTGCTTGTGGAACATTCCGTAAATGTTTACCTTCAAAACACCCGACGGAACACCGATACTTGCATCAAGGCAACCGCTCTCATTGGTCTTTTCCTTGATAATCTTCTCTACTTTGCTAATACAATCACATGACATATTCTTTAATGTTTTTGTTCGTTATAACTATTAATAATATCCTCATACTCTCCTATCGTGATTTCCTTGAAATCAGGATTGGATTTCTCGGCTCGAATACTATCATCGAAGAAGACAAAGTAACGGTCGTAGCAGCGAAGAAGCTGAGTGATACAGAAAGGAGCTTGAGGAGGTTCTATACCCAGTTCCTTCAGTATCTTGAAATGGTCGGTAACAGCTTTGTAAGAGGCAAGCACGGCAGCGATAGCCTTTCCCTGCTTATATCGCTTATTTGGTGCTACGGCTATATAATAGCCATCCTCCAATTTCATGCTATCAATTTTCCTCCATATCTTCTTATCCAGCGTTTCGTATCGCTCGGATGGCACCCAGATAGCAACTATTTCATACTCTCGCAGCAAGCTGCCGTTAGGCTCATAACCTCGATACTTATCAAACTCGAAGTCAACAGCCTTCTCCACCCTTTCTATATAGGCTGAACGTTCTTTTTCTTCAGCATCGAGAATACCCTTAATGTATTCATAAGCCTTTGTTCCTTCTTTTGCTTCGTATAACATGTTTTCTTCGTTTATTAGTTCTTACTCTTAATCTACGACGGAATAGCAGAGGATGGGGACGAGATGGAGGCGGTGGTGGCGGTGGCGGGGTATTTGATGGCTTTATAGGCTCGTGCCCACCTTCAAATACTCCAGAAACCAACAACAGAAAGAATATCGTAAATACCCACAAAATGGTTCCGATTATCTTTTCCTCCAACGATAACTCTAACGTCATTTCTTTCTTCTCCTATTACGTTTATTATGTAAATACTCCAGTTTCTTGAGTTTAAGCTTCAATGCTGCCTTACTCACACCAAAGGCAATACAGATCTTTTCTATATCTTCATCTTCATTAGACTTTAGATTTTCCATATCCATACATTTTAATCTTCGAGTAAAGACTGAGGAATCTTTAATTCCTCGCATCCGCAAAGGCGCAGGAAATGCTGCAGGTCGTGAATGCTTATTGACTGCATGACTCCAGCCCCACCAAAGAGCACAAGACCCTTTTCTTTACTCAAATGGTAAATTTTGGATACTATTTTTGCAACCGTAACCCTACCTTGCGACTCATTGAGACAAGTGAACCAATTTAAGCCTTCTCTGCATAAACGCTGATATATTACCTCATCCTCGTAATGCAGTTCGTAAACTACAATATTATATTTGCGGTTGAAACGCTTGGCAGAGAACTTATACTGATAAGAGAAAGAGAAATCTCCTTCCGTTTGCTTTAAATCATTGCAAGCAGAGAACACCTGCGAATTTTCTTTTAACCAATCCTCTGTTATCGGCACGAGATAAAGGTCATCGTATTCTCTATAAACCGTGCGGCCAGTCTGCGCAAAAATAATAGTGCAACCATCTTTATCCTGCTGATCGATATAAGCTAACTGGTTCCCTTGTGATGGGTCGTCAAGAGATACCGGAGCATAAACATAATCACTCAACTGAAAATCGTGTCGGCTGTATTTTACAGGCTCGGAACTGCTTATCTTTATTTTGTTTGCCATAATTATCCTACCTTTTTTGCGGTTTATTTTTATCTAAAACTCCACCAATATCTTAGGCTCTATACCACCACCCCCACAGGTAAGGCACGTAGGAGCAATACCTGCGGGACTAAATACCCTACGACGAGACTCAAAGCTCTTGTCGGAAGGTGAGGTATCAAGAGAACCTAAGACAATAGTGTGAATATGATTATTCTTCGACCGCATCGTCATTTTTATCGCTATCAGATGAAGGTTCCTTGTCAACATCCTTAGTCAAGTCCTTAACAAGGAAATGAGCATGGCCATCAGACTCTACTCTTTTTTCCTCATACCCCATACGCTTGTACCAGTCTAATACCCAAGGTTCGCTTTCTCGATCATCCCAGCGCAATCCGACAGTGCGACAGCCTGCCATGACGCACAGTGTCTCGGCTTCACGCATCATCTTTTTAGCAAGACCGGTATTTCTAACGATGTCGTCCACGAAGAGCGCCCAGACGAAAGCGTCGCAATCTTTCCAGAATGGATCATTTTCTTTCTCGTGCTGCTTGGGTATATCAAGATGCAAGGTGCCATAGACATCAAGCATCAGTACTTCAGATATTAAATATCTGCGGACGTGGTACCAATCTTGTATCTGGTATGAAGCTTTGAAGGGAGGTTTAAATCTGATTTTGCTGCCAGGATCACCTTCATCGCCTTCCTTGTGCTCATCAGCTTCTGGTTTCTCTGTATCCATTTGACGGATTTTTGCTCTTGCCCAATCCATCAGCTTAAAGAACACCCAAAAGGAAGCAACTATGCTCGCAAAAACCCAATACATAGATAACGTATTTGTTGCAAACAGTTTCTGAGATAACTTATCAGGATAATGTGTATTAAAAGATAACATACTTGCGATGTTAAAACATAGCATAAGTATAACCACTGCAAGAATTGGTATCGCTGCGATACCCACTCTTTTCAAAAATCTTACTACTTTCATTTTCTTATTATTTTATTTTTCATTTTTTATCTGTTTATCTATAGCCTCCTGAGCAAGGATTTCTTGCCAATGGGCTTCATGATTATTTCTTGCATTCTGTTCCTCAGTGAGCTGCGGATTACATGTGCCAAAACAATAGACATCCCATTTCTCATACTCATCCATCTGATATGGAGGCTTAGAGTCTGGAGTGGCAGGAGTATATTCCTTAACGAACTCTTTAGGCGTGAGAGTAACCTTGGTTAATGCAACAGGATCAATGATTTCGTACTTGAAAATACGACTCTTGCCTTTTGCTGGAGAATTGCGAACCGCCTTGACCCAACAGATATTCCCTCGATATTCAGTGGTGAGGCGAGCCATATAGTAAGGCTTCCATTCCCGCTTATCCCTAAAGGCACTACAGATACCCATAGGGGAACATCCGTCATAAGTGACAATATCAGACTGCCAACAATGGTTGTAACCGAGGTCACTGATATGGCCATGCACGCAGAACTTGCACATCCTCATCCTCTCCTGATCATCAACCGATGGAGTAGGCTGCATCAGGTTCTGTTTGATATTAGCCATTGTCTTTCTCACTTGCCATCTTATCGCCTGCCGTTTTATCATTATCCCAGAAGACAGGCGCTTCACCAGCAGCCATGCGCTCCTTGTTGTATCTGGCAAAGGCGAGACCTATTTTGTCCTGATAGGTTTCGTTGATAGTGCGGCGCTCTTGCTTAATGCGAGCCATGCCGTTAGAGAAAATGTTGAATGAGTTGGTTTTGCGAGTAGCTAACCCTGCGTTGAATACACCGAGGTCGAAAGCCTGCTGTTTCTGGAAAGCCTTTAATGCCTCCTTCTGTTCTTTCATGAAGGCGATCTTGTCTTCCTGCCTTTCACTGACTTCCCGTTGGTACTGGGATTTCAGGCTACTCATGCGGTCATAAGTAGCCATCATCTTTTCGTCTCTCTCCTTGCGTAAGGGAGATAACACGTCTGATTGAAACTCTTGTAATGTTCTCATTTTAACATAAATCCTTTAATGATTAAACTTATAATTTTGTCGCAGGTAACGAGTGAAACGATAGTCTCGGTATAATAAACTAACGAAAGCCGAAACTACGAAACTGTTTACCTGCGTTATTTTCAATCTTGGAAATCGAGTGATGGAGATTTTGCCTCTATCTCGGCTTTCTTTCTTTCCTTCTCAGCCTTTTTTGCTGCCTTTGCGTTATCAGCAGCTTCGCTAAGAACATTCTTCAGTTCCTCACGAGACAATAGAGGATTGTCCTTCACTGTCTCGATGAACTTCTCTCTGCCCAACTTTTTGTAGAGAGGAATAAACTCCTTATCTACCAAGTCAGCAGGTTCACCGGCTGGAATACCGACCTGCATGAGGGTTTTGCCTTCCTTGTTGACGACAAAGAACTCTCTTCTCTTTCCTCCTTCACCCGTAACGGTGATACCACCCGAAAATTTCGCCACGCTAAAGCAGCTACTCATCCAGGCTTCTTTCGTCAACAATATTGATTTTATTTCTGTCATAAGCCTTTATTTTAATGAGAAATTAGAAATGAGAAATTAGAAATTATCAAATGCAATATTACTGATAATTATTTGTCATTTCTCACTTGCCATTTCTCATTTCTCATTTGTCATTATATATTCATTTCCTTATCCTCGCACCCCGAAGTGTCTTGATACTCTACATATTGCTTACGTTTCAGGCAGTACTGCCCACTAATACATAACCTACCATATAGACATATCCAACAGGGTTTAGCTTTGGTTTTCTCCTTTCCCATTTATCTTCTCACTTATCTTATCATTTATCTTCTCACAATAAGAAACGCTTTTCACATCAAGAAATCAGCTTCAATGTCGTTCCCAACGTCATTTCTCATTTCTCATTTCTTATACGTAACATATACTTTCTGGTGCAAAGATAATAAAAAACAAGGGAAATAATATACCTTACCTATTTTATTTTCGTATTTAGGTGTAAATTTAAGAATTATTATAACTATAATCTATTTTGTATTAAATATATCTACAGAAAATGAACCTTATACCTATATCAGGAAACAAAAACTCCCCGATCCTCACGGACCAGGGAGACTGAGTGAATTATTAATACATTATAAGGTTCAATTTTGCTTTTCGCTAAAAGCTCATCACATAAAAACAATGTTTAATATTCATCTTCAAATTAAAGAGAACTTTTTTAGAGTTTAAAAACCGTCTTCGTTTCGCAACGATATAATCAACCTAATAATTTTTAATAAACAATATGAAATCAATAATTTAAACAAAATAACTTAATGTGTAATGAATCTAATTCCGTCCACTTCTAATACCAAAATATCGTTTACGATACGGATTTCCTTGCTCTTTACGAACTGGACCATCCGTTGATGACGCAACACATCTACCTTGAGGCAGACACATTCACCTTCATCGACATGCCCTGTCTTGGTCAGAAATTTGATATAGAAGGGTTTTCTTTCTACCTTTCTTGCAGTTTGAGGATGAATATACCCTGTAACAAGTTGATTGCTACGAGGGTCTATCCATTGCCATTTCTCACAAAACTGCCGTAAGACAGTAAAGCTTTGAGTATATCTTCCCATAACATTATCTATTAGTATATCAGAAGTTACACCTGCCCAAAATTATAATGATCTGAATGGCTCATCGGCTCATTCGTCTCATCTTGGTAAGGTGGAAACTCTGCCTTCAGGAAACGAGAGAATAACAGGTCTGTCACCTTTCGTTTCTCCTTATTGACATGCTGCCTCTGATACAGAACATCAGGAAAGCAAACATTCTCTACCGGGTTTCCCCAAGTCAACTCGTTCACCCAGTTGGAAGTATTCGGGAAGAATGACAGGTTGTAAGCAGAAGTTTTAGCGCTCATCTTCTCCAGCATAGGACCAGAAAGCGTGAGGGCTTTATCGTTCTTATAGAGTACCATGTGCGATGTAAGACTGCTCACATTTCTATTGTTAGCATAGAGGATTTTATCCTTATACATATCCAGATACGTAGTCAGCAGATTGCTCATATCTCTCTGCGTGGTGAGCACAAGATGGGTAATCCACCCTCGCTCGAAACACAACTGCAGAAAGACTGCCGTTTCATTCAAGAGAACCGGCATGGAGAGCACCATCACAAGGAAGCTCTCCTTGTGACTTGGTGCATCATCCATCAGATAGGCGATTGCGCGAAAGAATTTCTCCATCGTTACGTCGCCATGTGTGTAAAAGGTAAGCATCCTTCTGGGTGCCTCACTTACAGCCTTGGGTAGTTTCTTATCTACACAACAAGGCGGGATAAACAACAAAGTATCATCCATATACACGTCAGTTCAACAACAACAACTTAATATAATAAAAAAAACAAATTAGACATTCAAGAGCATCGGCATAAGCAATGATAATTGCTTTGGCGAAGACTCATTGGGTACAAATACTCCTGCTCGACTCGGATCATTCAGCTCTAAGCGAATGGTGTCGCAAGGAATAACGGCTACGCAGTCCAGCAAACTACTTGCCTTAAAGCCGATGCGGAAGTCTTCAGGACAGTTACTGTCCTGAATTAGTACCTGATCATCTGCAAAGGTACCAAAATCAATATCTTCAGCATGGACGTTGAGGAACATTCCCTTCTTCTGAAGAGAAATCATGTTACTGCTTTCAGATGAGAAAAGCGCTACACGCTTTACCACGCTGATCAGCTCACTCTTACTCATCACAATGCTATAAGGATTGTTACGAGGTATCACTGAGTTGTAGTTAGGGTAGCCACCTTCTACCTTCTTGCAGATCAATTCAATGTCATCCGCAGTAAAACGGATAACGTTTGCATTATCCTCAATATCTATTGTTTCACAATCATCAAAGACCGAGAAGATTTTAAGGTAACTGCTATGTACCAGAATCTTGCTCGCTTTTCCTTCACGGTAGTAATCGCTGCCACCTGTCTTCGGGTCGTTGGTATGAATAACCTTCAACAGGATGTGTCCGGTCGAAGCTACAAATGTAACTTGCGACAAGTCTTCTGCCTCGTCGATGCAGAGGCAGTTCATTACAGGACGCAGCTCATCATTGGCCACAAACTTACCAGCATGAGAGAGCACTTCCTTGAATACTGGCATCGGCAGAGCGATATGAGATATTCCATCTTGGAATGGTGCTACAAGAGGGAACTCTGTTGCGCACTCAAAAGCCATCGTCACCTTACCTTGTTTGGCAGTCTCGCCATTGTGAGTGCAGTACTCGATGTTCATGCTATGTGAGCCTGTTTGCTCCGACAACTCGAAAGTGATTACGCAATCGCCAGGAAGAGTAGCGAGAAGACGCAGGATGTCATCGAGGTGCAGTACAACATCATCAGTGAAGTTACCTTCGACAACAGAGAAGGGTGCAGGAACCTTGAGCTGAGAATCTGTTGTAGCCGACACAAAGAAAAATTTTCCATCCTTCTGAGTCAGAAGAACGTTTCCCAAAATAGCGATTGCATTCTTGGGATCTACACACTTCGCAGCCTTCTGCAAGGCTTGACGGAGCAAGAGGGATGATTGCGCTTGTATTTTCATTTTACTTTTATTTTTATAGAAATTCGATTTCCTTGTTTACAAACTTAATATATGTTTTGAAGAACTGCGTTACCTGTTCACAAGCTCCGCTACCGGTATAGGTGCATCTGCCCGTGCAGTTGGTTCGGGTGCCGTCGAAACTCTCGCAATACTCACCGGGACCAGTACCGCCTCGGTGCTGCGGGCAGAGATATACGAAGGTATCTACCCAGGCTTGGCGATTGATTACCCTTATGCCTTTCTTCTTTTTTGTTTCTTCTTTCTTTGCCATTTTTTTATCTTCTAAAAAGGTAGGCTGCTCTTATCTATTTCATCCACCGTAGCAGCAGCATTGTTGCTGCTATCACTGCCATTTGGTATGGCTTGTCTCCTACCCTGCTTACGAGAGGTGAATGCCTTCCAGCGTTCCTCCTCTTCGGTAGTAAGTGTAACGATGTTGCCATCATCATCACGATAAGGTAATGGGTCGGGACCATCGACATACTCTTTGGCGATACGTTTCAACTCGTCATAGCTTTCAGGGATATGATCCTTGCCACTGCGGAAGAAGAAATAGACGTGCTTACTCGTCTTTACCTTGCGGATATGCTTTGGCTCAACGCTATCATCGTTCTCCCATTCCCGTCCTACGAAGTATTCCTCCGTTATCCAGGCTCGAAGCTTGAAACAACCATGGCGCTTGTTGTCCTCACCTACAAGAAGGTTTTCAGGATTGCAAATGATGTTCATGTTCTTGCAATACTTCCTGATTTTCTTCTTAAAGGTGGCTCGGCTATACTCCTTACTCTTACCCTCACTGGCATCAGCCCAATCTCGCATAAACTCATTAAACATTTCGTCTGCACAGATAGGTGCTGAATAGACCTCGTTACGGCTGAAGAACCACTCAAAGTAGTTCACCGTGTTCTCGGTCAGCTCTCTTACCATCAGTCTTCGCTGAACGTTCTTCTGCGGAGCAATCACGAAAGTATGGTAGCGCATAATAAACTGCACGGCTAAGGCACAGATATATATCGCCTGATTGCGGTCTCGCTCATTCAGATCCTCCGGTTCTTTAACGAGGTTTTTCATCACTTCCTTGGGGGAGCGTTCTAACTTATGCTGCATCGGGTTTTCTCGACAGAACCTATCAGAGAAAGATACCAAAGGAAAACGGCCGATGGTACTCTCATCATCATCACTCAACTGCGAGTTGCTGGAAATTACGTTAGTTGGCGATTCTTCCAACTTGAAGACAATAGGGTCACCAAACTTTCGTTCTACCTTGGCTCCAGCCGTTACCTTATTATAAAAGTACTTCATCGGGAAACCCGAAGGTTTATCTTCCCAATGTACTACCCTATATTTACCCGGAGAAATCAGCAGGTCGGAAAGACTGAACTTTGCATCGGCAATCGTCAGGAAATCCTTCATATCGACGCGCAGCACATTGACTGCTGAACCTACCACAAGTTCTATCATCAATGATTTACCCGAACCGCCACTTGCCTGCTTCTCGTCCTCCACCTCATCTTCGAGAAGATAAGGACAGATACTCTGCATATCAGCCCATGAGCGATAACAGATTCTTCCCAAACAGGAAATCATGTTAGCAAAATGGGAGTCGATGTCGGCAATAGCTTCAGCAGGCATCGGCTCTTTGTTACGGATGCAATCCTGCTCCAGTCGCCACTGTGTATTACAGCAGCCACGTATCACTCTCAGGATAGGCCAAAGCTCTTTCTCCTGCTTACCTTTCCAATCCACCTGCCAGCGGAAGGTTTGCGCCCAATCTTTAAGCTCGGCTTTCTTCTGGTCGATTTCGACTCTTGTGAAGACTGGCGAACCGTCTTCATTGGTCTGCGCTTCCTGCTGGGCGATGACCGCTACCCTATCCTTATATTCCTGGCTCTCGCTGATTACAAAAGGAGGATTGAACACCCTCATCGTGAAATCATACGGTCTTTTAGCCAGAGCTGGGATGAAGAAATTCAAGCGGTCGTAGCTGACTGGTGTGATGGTTTCGGGAGTAATCTTTAACGCTACATTACGGAAGAAGAAATACTCCGTATGTGCATCGAAACTTTCGGTGAAGTCTATCACCATGCCCTGCAAGCCGCCAGCCGATTTCTCGCTGAAATTCTTGTCTATCAGGTTCGCGCAGTCTGACATCATCTTGCGCTCCTGATCATTATGCCGCCAACTCTGTTCGGTAAACTGCAGGAGTTGGTTTTTCGTTGCCTGAATGATACTCTTCTGGTCGATGTATTCAACGAAACATCTATCCAGATGGATATACTGACCTACGAGGTCGGTACTCTCCGGGTCTATCATTCTGTAATAGCCATGACAGGTCATAAACAGCCAAACCTTAGTAGGCGATACCTTACAGGTAGGCGGTTTTGGTTTGCCACTTCGAGGATCTCGGGGATATTCTATCTCGAATGGGTCCGTATTATTGGCACCACGCAGCCTTGAGTATAGCGGCAATCTTATGTCATGGTCGAACTTAAAGTTGTCGGCATCATCCATGTGATAGCACATCAGATAATCTCTCACGCTTCGTGGTGAGCAGCCATACAACCAGTTCCACCTTTGATTATATCTGCTTCTGAAGCCATCGGGCAGCGTGGCATAGCACATATCGCAATATTTGGTGGCGATGGCTCCACAATCCCTTTGGCTGGCGATGTCGTTAGGGTAAAGCATGATAACCCTCTCGGCAAATCGCTTCATCTTCTGATACTGCACGGCATTGAAATCTAACTTTTCCTGCCTCCACTGCCCACGCTCGATATACCAGAAGTTTCTTCTACCTAATGAGAAGGCTACGTGGTACCAGCAGTATTTCTGAAAATGACTATCCTGCGCCTTATCCTGACGCAGGGAACGCATGGCGTAATAGATACTCAATGCGTCTTCCGGTGTTCTGCAGAATACGATATTCTGCGCCTTGATGTCACCCACTTCTATGGGTTCCTCTTCGCTATGATAAGTACCTTTCGGCGCTCCTTCCTTCGTTTCATTCTCTACCCATATCTCCTTAGTCTCCGTATAAGGCTCATCGGGTTGCAGTTTTTCTATTGCCGAATGAACGGCAGTAGAGTTGTTACTCCGATGGTCCATGGCATAAGTAAAAACCTTATCACCCATCAGCCATTTGCTCACCTTTCTTACGCTATGATCCTCACAGGTAGAGAAGACTATCGGGTCTTGCTGCATCGCCGGACGGAAGAAGCATCCGCAACTGCCTTGTGGCGCTATTACGTCTGTAGCAAAGCAGACGAATAGCGGGTTCCAGGGTGTGCCGTAAATCACTTCACTCGCTAATTGTCCGTTTCTCACCACATTAGGCAGGGTTACTTTATCTACGGCAAAGATGCGGAAATCATCATTCAGCATGGTCGTGCTGAAATCCTTACCAAACCCAAATTGAGGTATGCCCTTTACCATCGTAACTTCGCACCCAAGAGCTGCGAGTTCCTGGGGATTGAAGTCTGTCTTTGGTAAAAATGAAAACGTCTCAATAGTTTGTGGGGCAATGGTTCTGAAGTCCATCTTGCCGAATAGCATTGGCCATTTGGCTCTCGTCTTTTCATTGTCTCCATACACCCTCACCACGAGGTCATGGCATAGGCGCAAGAGACTTGCACCGTGCATCGGCAGGTTTCGCATGGCAGCATAAAGTTCCAATGCTCCATAACCGCTTTTGCCGGTCTTGGTACACATCCAGCGCAAGGCTCCATGCCCTGCCTGGTTGTCGTCATCTACACCCACACCGTCGTACATACCGCCTCGCTCATTATTATAGATAATGAAATGCGGAGTCTGTTGGGCAGGTGTATCGCTATCATCCATACCATCATCCGCCTTCTTCTGACAGAACGGGCAGAAGCAGGCAGACTGATTCGCTATATGCTGCTCATCGGCAGGCTTTACAAGGAAAGCCATGTCAAGATTGGCAAGCTGGTTAATTATAGGATGATATATCATTTTCTTACTATCGTATATTTATAGTATCGACGAAAATAGACCCAATGAGATAGGCGAGGCCAAACTTAAGTGATGACGACCCTGCTTTCCAGTGTTATAAGCCTCCAGCTATGTACCTGTCCGAGCGCCTCAATAGGAATGTATCAGTAATGGCACGACACATAAAATTATGTAAAATTGATACATCTCCCACCTATCCATTCAGGTATCATTGCTGTCTGTCGGCACAGGATCGCGTATGAACGAGTCCAGGACGCATTACTGCCATCCTTCGCCTCTCATGGGTCTATTCGTCAATATCATTATTTCACACTATAAAGAAGACCTTCGAGCAACACGCCAAATTTCCCAAGAGACGAGGGATAACGGTCACTTTCTGAAACAGGATTCTCAGGCTTTTTAATCAGACTTTTCCTGCGTCGTTTTGCGAACCGTTTATTGTGGTGGCAGGGATTATCATCTGCCGCACCACTATCGCCTTCCGGTCTTCTTGCCATTTCACCGATGGCTCGGTTGTCTAAAAATAAACATTCGGAACGTATCAAAACACGTCGTTACTCATATTCAAAAACTCCCGCGTTTCCCAACGAAGGAGCTTTTTTCAAGTTCAAAAGTTGTCTTATATTTATATGAGTAAAAAATGTTGTTATGTATTCAAAAACGTCTCAAGTTTCAGATGCCGTATCTTGCAGTTGCAGATAACCTGCATCCGATGTATTAGCATTCGGGTGAAGCTCTCGAAGTTTAAAAGCTCCGTGTTCAGCCCTATCACCTGCACCTCTGTTCTCCAGTAGCACTTGCCGTTCTTGACACGGCAACTGTGCGAGGGAACAACCCGAATATCTTCTACGTGATTCTTCAGAATATCATAGATGTATTGGGAAGCATCTTTGCACAATGCGAGTGGAGCATAGAAGAGCAAGGTGGGAATATCGTCCCTGATGCCTCTCATCGTCTCGGTGTAAGCGATGCGATGAATGAAGGCATGTTTAGACCTTTGCCCCGATGCCTTCAGATTCTGTCTATTGGGCGTATATTTCATGCCCAGATAGTCATATCTTCTTTTCATAACTCTTGCTGCATAAAAACGTCAAGACCCGCAGGCATTCTGTTTTTCGAGTTCAGATAACCGAATCGGGAAAGCTCGCATTCTCTTCATCATCTGCCAAGTGCTATAGACACTGCGCTTGCAGTCAAAGATAGGATCATGAGCTGCACCGTCATCCGTAATATCCTTATAGTCTTGAGTCTGCTTATATGCCCAATCAATACTAAAAGGAACACTATTGTGATCAAACGTATTGTTTGCCTCCCATAGGAGACGCGCACCCTCCAAATAGTACGTGCGATGGTCACGGAACTGAGTATGCTTGACATTGAACTCAATGCCCAACTTATAGCAGGCATATCTCAGAATAGCGATGTCGAAATCAGTACCCTGTGCCCAAAGGCAAAGGTCTGTATCTCCCAGCGTTGCCAGCACCTCATCCTTTATCCAACCGAGCAAGTCCGTGATAACCACGTCTATCGGAAGACAAGGATTGTCCCCATCATCATTATCGAGCAAAGCCTGTTTTGCTTCTTCGCTCTGATGCGACCACCATTCGGCAGTTTTCTGGTCGAAAGTGAAGCCTTCCACAAAGCAGCTCCGCAAATCGACGTGAGCCGAAAAGGTTGGGTACCTCAGCAATCCGTCACTTTTCTCGAAGAACGGATTTTCGGTGTCGTAGCGCTTCCACGCTACCGCGCCAACACTCATGATGGCTGCGGTAGCTGGGAGCGCACAGGTTTCAAAATCAATAGTTATGTCAATCATTTCTCATTTCTCATTTGAAGGAACTCTTCCAGCAAGGCTTTGATGCCCACCTTTTCCCAACTTTTCCAGTCATCAGACGAGAAACGCTTGATGATGGTGGTACGACTCATACCTCGTTTCTCCATGAAGGAGTAGAGTTTCATACATAAGCCGTTTGCTGCCTGCTTCAAACAGGCATAAAATACACCCGGCTTATCACTCTTGGCAAGAGTATAGAGATAACCCTTATCGCCTATCTCGTTACCCAAGGCATCACGCTCTACGTACTCAAGTAATACCTTACCTATATCAGGCATACCTAAAAACTGACTTTTACAGTTATTAATACCCAGAATTTCCCAAGTATCGAAACCTTTCTGAAAGAATCGAAGGTAAAAAGTAGAGTCAGTGAAGCCCTTAGCCGATAAAAACTCAGCTAAATTCTTCTTCTCTTCAGCATTTAGGTCGTTAACGTCTAACGAATTGTTCTGCTGCGTAACTTTTTCTATAATTTCCTTTGTCATTTCGATTAAATTTCTTAAATTTGTTGCAAATTTAAAGATTAAAATTGAAAAAAACAAACGTTACGTATATTTTTCTTTTAAAATTAGGGGAATTTAACATAGGTTACGTATAACATTTAGTTTAGAGTGTGTTTTTAGAGTTATTCACCTTTTTAATTATTAGTGATATGAAATATTGTTATAATTATAGCTTCCTCGAAAAATGGATAAAAGCGAATAGAGATATTACGGATAGGCAGATTCTTCATGCCATAGGTACAACAAGCAATACGAGGCTGGGTAATTGGGAAAGAATGAAAGCCCCTATCCCTACTATCCAACTCCTGCGATTCTGCAATACGTTCCAGGTACCTATCACCGCTTTCATCGTTGATACGGATGCTAAATACGATAAAAGCATAGATGAACTTGACTATGTGCAACCAGACATTAATGACCAGTTTGAACCGAATGGCGGCTATATCTCACAAAATGAGAGACGACCTAACGGCGGTCGTGCCCTGCGTGATCCTATGGATGTGGATCGCATGAAATCCATCATACCCGGACTGACAAACATCAAGGCCCATAGGCAGAATGTTCAGACTGGAGACATCCATCAGTCATCCTCTGCCCATCATGCTTTCATCAATCAGTCTCTTCCAGAAAAGGAAACAGACGTGAGTCTATCAACGCTTAACAAGATGCTCGATATTATCGCAGAGCAACAGAAACAGATGGCAGGGCAACAGACGCTCATTGCAGAACAGCAACGAGAGATTGCCACCCTCACCCACCGCATACTCAGCATGACTGATGCAAGATATGGCTCTGGCAATGTCGGTATGGCTGCAGACCCGTTGCAACATGATAACAAATAACAAAAAAAGGTCGCCTATCCATCACGGACGGGCGACCTAAGAAGATAATAAAAAATCTAACTAATAACTAAAAACATAATAAAAAATTAAGATCATTTCTAAAATTCGATTAAGAACGCTTCTAAGAAAAAGAATAATCTCACGATCACTTTATGATTTATTTGTTGCCGACATTCTGCGGCGATAAAATTCCTTCTCTGTGATTACCTGACAATCGTCTGACAGGCTCTCATAAGGCACATCCGTGTACCAGAAACCACGATACTTGAACAAGGCAGGAGCCGTGTTACCAAAAGAGAACGGAAGGATGACTGCGTTCCCGTCCTTGTCTTTGATAGGATTGCCATCCTTATCTTTCGCCTCAATAGGTTTGAGCAGAAGAATACCTATCAGGTTCATTTCGCTCACAACAGGCAGCGCCATCATTTCCTTCTCCAACTCGCTATCCTGCTCCGGGACAAAGTAAGGAGTTCGCTCGATACCCTCCACGTTAGGGATTTCTATATTCTTCCATCCAGGCTTGCTGATGGTGTTCTTGAACTCTACCATCGCTACACCGCCAGCCATGCCAGCCACCGACTCAAAGTAGGTATCTCCACCCTGCTTTTCCACCCAGGCTCTTGCCGTTTCACTCACTCTATTGCAATCGTCAATAAAGCTTTGCAACTTCTTACCTGTCTCGCTTTCCTCACTTACCTTGAGATAAACGTGAGGTCTGTTGTTCTTTCCCATAAATCCTTTATTTTGATAATTAAAACTTTGCTTTGCAATAAATGACCGGCTCACCACTTTCATCGTTGTGCATCTTGAAGCCGTGATAACTCAATTCCTGCAGATACAGGCTCAACGGGTCTCCTAACGGACAGACCACCGCCTTGAAGTAACTCCTCAACTGATAGTCGGTATAGGTATCGCAATCCTCCGTCCAATGATCCAACGGAGCATACTGATTACAAAATGCCGTTATCTTAGCCGGAATAACGAAATCGTCTAAAGTTACTTGCGCCTGATCATTATTGTCGATTCCGTCAAAATCATTTCCTTTTTTACCCTTTCCCATTGTCAGTATGTTTTTTGAAAGATGTGAGTATTAAAACGATGACCAGAATGACGAATAGAGCGAAGGCATTCTTGGATGCCTTTTCGATGAAAGACTGTCTCTTTACGTCTTCCGTATTCTTCTCCTGCCTATCCGATAAACTGTCGTTGATTGCCCAGTGGGTACCCACATCACTCTTATTGCTTAGTGCAATACTATCCACGCTCTGCTGCATCTGTTTGATTTCATGCCGTTGGTGGTTGGCAGATGACTGGGAACTGCTTTGTTTCTGTGAGCCATAATTGCGCCGGATAGTCCTATCCGTGGTGGTTGTCTTGTTGCCATGCGCATCCGTGGTCTCAGTTATCAGCTCATGGATGGTTTCAGAGAGACTATCACCTTCAGTAGCAGAAGACGACACCTGCACCATCGATTGCGTACTTTTCTGCACGCTATCCGATGTTACCACCGTCTTGCGTACACTATCCGTCTGCTCGGTTCTCATGCTATCCTTCACTTCCTGGTGGCTCGTATCAGTCACTCGACGAGAAGAAGCGCAGCCTGTAAGCACCATCACTACCGACATCATCAGTAGTAGTATAATCTCTTTCCGTTTCATAAGTGTTCATTTCTTAATTTTTCTGGTGCAAAGATACAAAGAAAGAAATAAATGGGAAGGACAAAATTTTTAAAGGTAAAAAGGATTTTTAAAGGTAAAAAGGTAAAAGAGTAAAAAGGTAAAAGAGTAAAAAGGTAAAAAGAATATTCTTGCTATAAAAGGCAAAAGGTAAAAAGAACAGCAATATCCCGCCAGGCTCTTTTTACCTTTTTACCTTTTTACTTTTTTACCTTTAGGACTACCCTCGGTAGAATACTGGTGCGAAGGAACCTTTGCAGTCAAAGAACTCCTTAGCTTTTTCCTCGATGCCCAACTTTCGAAGCATATCAAAGTCCTCATCGCTGCACTCCACGCAGAACCTGTCGTTCTTCATACCGACAAAGGAAATGCGGGAAACCAGTGATTTTTCAGCGTCGCCTATAATGAGCTTACAGAAAGCCTTCCACTTGTCGGTACCCTGTCCGCTCTCGGTTATAATCTTGCTTTCCGTAGGCTGATGCACATGGGCGAATATATCACCCTCTACCAGTTTTCCGGTCTTCTGTACGCTGTTCTGCTTGTATCGCTCATTCAGAGTAGCGGCAATATCGGTATTTTTATCCTTAGATAAATGATTCTCACCTACTACTGTGCGCTTCACGCGAAATCTGATGAAGTCCGGATCACCTTTCCGTTTACCCGATTTATAGATAATATCCTCATCTTTCAATTCGTCAAACACAATATCTGTCTGGGATAGCTTTTCCATTCTCTGCAAATCTCTGCATACCACATCAAGAACTTGCTTTCTAAACTGAGAGAATTTAGGATATTTGTTCATAACAGGCTCTCCCGATTCATTCTTTAAGATTTCTTTCTTATTGCAATCAAGTTCCACTAAACCAAGATAAGATTTCAGCTCCAGGAAGGGTACGGCTATATCCATACTCCTGCTCAATCCTATCTGTCGCAAAAGATAGATATAGACACGAGGGGTATTCACATTCTTAGCAAACTTAGCTATCATAGATATATGGTGAATATACCCCTGCCCCATATCAAACACCCGCTTAGAAAGTTTCGGATCAATCTCAAGCGTGATATATCCCAATATGCGGTTCACCTTCTTTCCGTCCTTAGTCGTATATCCGTTCTTCGATGACGGAATACTCATGCGGCTGAATATATGAGCAAACTCATCGCTACCATCGGGCAGCGTACTCTTCACCGTCATATCGAGAATGCTTGTCTTTAGCTCCGCTCTCAACTTCTGATAGCTCATATTCTCGCAAGTAATGAAATCATGGATGTCTATCTTAATAGGCGGGATATTCATCACAGCATGGTCCACGCCTTGCTCAAACAGAAAATCAGAACGAGCATCGCCCAACTGCCTTTTCTCTAAAAAGTACTCATCTACAAACTTCTGTAGGTGCGTGCTTGTTATCATCAACACGTTCTGCTGAAAAAGAGAGTATTGTCTATCCAGTTTCGTGAGTGAAAAAGGAGTATTTATCCAGGCTAAACCCTTGTTTTCATTATCATCAATCATATCAAATCTGACTTTTCGTTTACCACAATCTGACTTTTCATTTACCTAAATCTGACTTTTCGTTTACCACAATCTGACTTTTCATTTACCTAAATCTGACTTTTCATTTACCACAATCTGACTTTTCATTTACCAGTAACTTTGTAAGTGTCTGAAAACCAAACTATTAAGATTTTCCTAATATATATAATATCTATAATCTTATAATTTTCTATTTAAAGTTTTCATTTTTTGGTAAACGAAAAGTCAGATTGAAGGTAAAATGATTTAGTAGGATTTCGCCTAAACTTAGCCACAAATGTAGGGAGTTTGTACCGAAATAGTACCAAGGGGTATAGTTTTCGGTACCTCAGAAGGTAGAAATCTGACTTTTCGTTTACCAGCAAAAGCCTTTTTACCTTTTTACTCTTTTACCTTTATTTATGTCTATCCAGGTACTCGATGACAGCTTGCAGGGCAATGTCTTTAATAGGAACACCCGTCTCCATCTTCATCTGTAATATCTGCATGTAATAGTTCATCGGCACATAGATAGTGATGCCGTTCTGAGTCTTCTTGCCAGTTTTTTTCGCTGGTGCATGTTCGGGAGTCGAAATAGGGGCAGATGATGCAGAAGGAACTGGAGAATACGAAGGGGCATCAGTCTGTGGCATAGTGTCCGTCTCTGCGGTACCCTGTCCGTTCTGCTGTTGCTCCAAAGCTTCGGCAACTCGCTTTTGGTGAGCTTCCTCGTTAGCCTCATAAATTCTTTCTATACCTTGAATGGCTGGAGAGTCTTCCAGTCCTTTAAACTTATTCAAATTATTCGATGCTTGTCTTGCCATATCTATGTTTCTTTTTAAAATGATACATTATCTATAACGTCCGGTGCCTTAATCTTTCGGCATACTGGCCAATATCTCTTTCGTAAAATTCTCATAGTCTTGTCCTACCCTGCAATAAGGCGAATAAGAGAATATATCCTGATTGAGGGCTTGTGCCTCCACCATCTTCGTATCTCGACGAGTGTATGAATCAAACATATAGTCATCAAACTTATTGCCCAGATACTCCTTAAACTGCTTGGTGGCTCTTGTCTGATCATTGCTCATTACCATGAGCAAACCACGAATATCAATATCAGGATTCAAGTCTTCACGAGTTTCCTGCACCGCATTCAGAATTTCAGCAATACCTTTTGTTGCCAGCATTTCGAGCTGGATAGGTATTACCACGCCCGATGCAACCGATAGGGCATTATGCGTAAGCAGAGATAACGCTGGTGGGCAGTCTATCAGAACGTAATCGAAAGCCTCCAGGATAGATGAAACTCCTTCCGTTGTCAATTCGTCGCCTCGAACTTCCGTCAGCGGCTTACTGAATAACTTAAACAAAGCCTTGCGTGGTACCGGCATCTGGTTGAGGAAAGGTTCGATGTTGATCAATCTGTAAGATGCAGGAGCGAGATATATGCCCTCTCTTACCTGATAGACAGGCAAACGAGACTGCTGTATCATCGCATCATATACGGTAGGCTGCCCGGCATTCTCTGCCTCACTCCATCCAAAGAGGAAGGAGAGACTTGACTGGGGGTCAAGGTCAATTAGCAGGATGCGAGGCTTGCGCTCCTTGCCATCTTTACCCAAACCGAAATGACCTTTACCGTAACGACGAAGACCTGTTGCCAAACTCTGAACTGTTGTTGTCTTACCAACTCCTCCCTTGTGATTTACGAAGGCGAGGATTTCTTTCAATCTTGTTTCTGCCATAACTTATATTTTTGGTTATTTATTATTATCTTCTCTTTAGCCTGACAATGCAGTAAACAATACATGAATACACACATCAACTCATCTGCATACACATAAGTACATGAATACACAAATATACAAATGCACGTTTGTGCTTTTATGTTTTTGTGCTTTTATGGCTGCAAAATTAAGAAATTAAATTTAAACCACCAAACAAATTTAAAATATTTAATGCTTTTATGCGTAAATATCTTCATTTATTAGTTCATTTGTATATATATTGGTGTATTTATTCATTCTTTTATTGCTTAATGTGTTTGTTCCTTAGTTGGTGTATGAATGTATTTCTGTATGTATGAGTGTGTATGTTTCTACGTTGATATATATGTTTATATATTGAAATCAATAAATCCACAAATCCATAAACACACAAACGCATAAATACATGCACGTTTGTGTGTTTATGGATTTGTGGAATATTAGTCTATATTTTTGTCGCAGGAAGCAGTATATAGCTGCTTCCTGTGATTATCTTCGCATACCATAATAACGCGTAACATTCCGGAATATTGTGTATATCTACGTATTTTTCAGTTACTCCATCAGGTTAGGGTCATTGTCGTACTTGCTGCAGGCTATCTGCTGCCACTCGTAAGACTTCTCCTTATATAGTTTCTCCTGCTGCTCTTCGTCCAGTATCTTGTTCCACAGCTTTTCAAAATTCTCCTTCACAAACTTTCGTATCGGTCCGAGATACATCCTTTCTTCCTTGTAGATGATACGGTTTTGTTCTTGACGTTGTAAAACACTACTTGAAGTTGATTTCCGGAAGAATATCCCAAAGTCAACCTTAGAACCTATCAACTTGCTGTATTCTATCAGGAAATAAACCAGCTGGTCTCTCAACGTGCCTAATATATCCTCGTCTTTATCCTCCAAACCGAGCTTCGTAAAGCGCAGACTTTTAAATAGAGACATAACTAACACTCCCTTGTCAGTTTCTACCGTCAGTTCATAGGTTGAACATTCATCTTCGTTAGTACAGAAAGAACGATCCATGAATACCTTCAAGGAACCGGTCATATTTGATTTATCTATACGAATATCATATTTCTTTAGGTGGGGAATAATCAATGAAACATCATCAGCATATCCGAAGAGGTCATGTAAATTTTCAAAAGGTATAGTTTCTCCACGATGACCGATGATAGGGGAATCCATAAAATTGTCATTTATACCAGCAGGGACACACCAACCTTCTTCACTGATATAATACGGATCGCTCCACTTTTTTAAACAGTCCTTGTCTTTCTTCCATGCAATACCAATACGCTCATCAAGCACGCCCCATTCATCAAAAAAGATGGCATGATCGTTGCAAGGGATAGCAACTATTTCTTCATTATCATTCATATTTTCTAACTTTAAAAAATTTCTACGATATATGACTAAGTAGTGCAAAGGGTGCAGGGATATTGCACCCTTTGCTATAAATGTTCTTACTTGAATGCTCCAGCCAGAAGAGGCAAGAAGAATACCGCTACACCGATGGTGGAGAAGAGTAGCACGGCTACACCTACGAAGGCGAGGACTGCAAGGGAATATGTGATTGCTTTTTTCATAATGCTATAATGTTTTGAATGTATTTAAATTGATGTTTCTTATTCCATATCACTGAGTACCCAATTCTGCGTCAAGCCTGCAATATCGTTTGCAGCAAGAAGCGTAATCAGATTGATGAGTACAGCCACATAAGGCTCTTGCTCTCTCCTCAGCTTGGTTTCGAGTTTTTTCGAGTTAAACCAATCTACAACCGGCTGCATCGCAATAATGCAAGGTTGTATGGTACCGCATTCGTTTGTAATATCCGTGATGGTTTCATGGCGAATCTGCATTTCGTTAAAGTTCAGATCGTTTGCGAGCTTCTTGCAAACAAGCTCTTCGATTTTTTCTTTATTCATAGTCTTGTAAATTTTAAAATTGATGTTTACAATTTTGTCGCAGCATCGGTGAAAAATCACCGACACTATAACGAGGGGTCCTCCTGTGCCTGTAAGGTCGTAGTCTTAATAGCTCGGAAAGTATCAGCAATATACTTGCTGCCTCCGTGACTCATGATCCACTCATGCACATCGTCAGGGATGACGTACTGTCGCTTCTTGCCTTCAGCAGCAGGTCTGCCTTTCTTATTTGATGTTCTGGTATTCTCCATAAAGATCCGCTTCACCGTGCTGCGGTAGGGCTGAAATATCTTAATTAATATTAATAATTCGTGTAAATTGATACACCGTATTGTTTTATTTCTTAAATTTGCACCGTCTTCGGAAGATTTTTAATCGTACCTTTATGGAATTGAAAGAGCAATAGCACTTCCGTTGACAGTCAGACTCTTCAAGGTCTGTGGATTTAAACGCTCACAATGAGCCAAATTTCTACTATTGTAGATTCGAGTCGCCAGACTCGCGGTTGCCCCGGCTTAGGTCGGGGCTTTTTTATTCCGACAGTTCTTTCTTCAATAACCGAAATATAAGATTCTCTTCGTCTTCTCCGAGGTCCTTACACGCATGAGGCACCACCGTTGTTTTCATATTACCCTTATGGAGATAAATGATATTTGCGTTCTCGTTCCAAGTACGAGGCTTGTAGCATCGCTCCACCATCTCGGTAAATGACGCATTCTCTCTTTTCGCGTCATCCGTGTCCCACATATTGAGGAGTGCAATAATCTGCTTCCAGCTTAAATCGTTAACGTCTATATTGCCATTCTCTTTTGCAACTTTCTCAAGACAATTTTCCATTCTACTGACTTAACCGTGGTGTCGAGGGCTGAACATTATTACTTAAAATCTACACCTTTGAGCGGATCATTATCTCTGCCGTCCTCAATCTCGATGCTTACCGTATTTTTCAGAAGGAGCTTTCTCGTTGCCTCCAGCATCATAATGGAGTGGATGGTGGCTTGTCTTGCGTGATAGTCTGAGCCGGCATCATCCACATACTGCTTATTCATGCGGACCAGCGTGTTCAGGAAATCAGCGCACTCCTCGCGGCTCGGATTGTTCACGTGAACCTCACAGGTAACAGCCTTCAGGAAGTACTCCATACCCTTCTTCAGCAAAGTTCTTATCCTGCCCGTATCAGGATGCTGACCTATCATCTGATGTATCTTGATTCTCAGGCTGCACCCACGGCGAGGGAAACCGATGCGGTAATCATCGCCTACCTCCTCCTTTTCCTCATCGATGTAATCTACCTTTGCGATAAAACCGCAATCCTTATCAGTGCAGACGAGGAAGTCGCACTCACCACGCTTGTGATTTCGCAGCGTGTCTATAATAAACAGAGGAATTTCTCTTTTTGCCATATCTCCAAATGTTTTATGATTCTTTGTAAAGCTGGCAATACAGCTCCGATCTCATGCGCTTGATATAAAAGACCACTTCGCCAGGTGCAGGCTGATAGTCTGACTTTACAAACATCGCATTCTCGCCGTCTGTTGCTACATACTTTTCCATCCCGTAAGTGTTCTTAGGGATGCTACCCTCGTAGTAGCTTTTGGCTACTGAGGATAGCTGCAAGGGTGATAATATCATTTTTTCCATATTCTATAAATAATATATATGATTCTACAATCTGTTCATAACATAGCGGATAACACGCTCGGTATATTCTTCAAGACCGAACTTCTTACCATACTTGCGAAGGTCGGCAAGCGAAATCTCGGTGGCCTCGTGACCGATGGCAGCCTCGTAGCGGTTTTTGAAGTTCTGAGTACCAGGACGGCAGTTGCCGGAAGCCAAAGACTCCTCAAAAGTAAACATGTGATTTCCTAACTTCTGATAAACGAGCTGATTTTTGCTTCTGGCATTCATCAGGCTAAGAGCCTGCTTGCTGCGCTTCTCCGCATTGATGCGCTGCGCCTCCTTCAGAGACTTTGCCACGATGTGTTCACCCCTTACCAGGAAGCCCTTCACGGTCTCAATATCATCGATAGCCTTGCCCTGCTCAATCCACTCACAAGCCACGCCCTGGCGCTTGATTTCGCCACGCACGAAGGTAATCAGACCGCCTATAATGTGAATGTTATATCCCTTCTTTAAGTACAGGCTAAATGAGCGGCGTATCATAGGGAAACGACAACTCTTACTATATCCATCAAAATCCCTGGATTCATAACAATTTATGCCATTTTCTCTTCCAATATAAGCACTTAATTCATCCAGATGAGAACCAGTATTCAGGCGATTGATAACCTGCTTGTAAGCTTCCGAATTATTCTGCTTGTTCTGAATGAAAATATGGTCATTGATATAAGCCAATTCCTTTGCTCTCGCTTTCTCAGCCTTCTTCTCAGCCTTTTCAGCCTCCTTCTTCTCTGCTGCCTTGCGTGCAAGCATATCCAGATATTCGTTTTCGCTGGCAAGACTGTTCTTTTCCAGATACTTCTTGAAAGCCTTTTCTGCGAACCCGATATACTTGCGTACCTTTGTCGTTAACTTGGCTTCATCCTGCTCACAAGCACCGATACGAATAGAACCATCCAGGAACTCCACCTCATTCTTACCTTTCAAGTAGTCAGTAAGGTGAATCCAGGTAGCGCAGGCTACAGAGACGGAAGAAATCACGTAGTTATTGATGCAGCAGTGCTTATAATCATTCTTGCGCTTATAAGCCTTCTCTATATCAGCAAATAAACTTGGAGCGTTGATAAAGAACGTATCAGCGTTGAAATTTACAGGAGCATCCTCTTTTACGAAATTACTTGCAAAAGAACTTCCAAACTCTGTATATACATCCATCTTATAACTATCCGCAAACGGAAGGTTGAAGAAAAAGGAAGCATCGCCATAGCGATACTGCTCGTTCTTACCGAAGCCACGGAAAGAAACCTCGCGCCCCTTGTGCTCGTCTGCCTCGTCAAATCTGAATGATCCGAAACATACGGTAGCGTTGTTACGTACATTGTCCTTAAACTCCTTGAAAGTGATAATCATATTTTTCTGCTCATGCCCTTGAGACTTATTTGGCTATCTGGCACAGCCGGTTATTATTAGTATTATATATTATCTTCTTATTTTATCTGATGCAAAGGTACGGATAATTTCTGAAACTACCAAATAAAATACACATAAAATACTATTTTAGATGTATTTTTAACGTTTTGTTACGTTTTCAGCACTCTATACCTTATTTGTCAGTCATTGTTCGCTCTGAGGTGTCGAACCTCACATCTTCAATAGATGGTGCCAGCCGTGGCAGCGATGGAAAAAAAATGCCGCTGCTATCCTCACGGACCGCAGACAGCGTGAAACAAGTGCGGACGCTTCCGCGAAAAAACATTTAAAATTTCAAAGTTATTTCAAAGAAATAATGTTCCTCGCCGTGGTGTCGCTCCACGCTTGCCGGTCTGCCGGACGGGGTAGGGGAAGGCTTTCAGGCTTCCCCTGTATGGGATGATGGGTTATTATGGATAACCCCGGTATATCTCATTCTATGCCGCATTATCTTGCGGATGGCGCTTAATGTAATCTGCCTTAAATTCTTCCTCGGTCATACCTTCCACTTTAAGCATACTTTCCCAGTATCCTTCACGGATATGCTCTGCCTTAAACTCCTCGAAGGTATGAGGAACGCAATCATCAGCAACCCAGAAGGCCTCGTGTTGCAGTTCGATACCGTCGCCAATCCAGCACCCTGATAAACCGTCATTCTCTTCGTCCGGGTCTTCCTCGTCTTCCTCCAACATCTCATCGAAATGCTCGATGGAATACTTGATAATCGTGCGAATATCCTTTGCCCATGAGCTTGTATCGTCCTGGCTGATATTGCACTCCTGCAGAACCATTCCTACGAGTTCGTCGATACCCTTGCGGCTCTTAATATATGCGTTGTGGTAGAAATCGAAAGGGATAACGTGATCCAGCTTCCAGCCCTTCTCCTCGTTAACGGATGGTCGGCCGTATGCCTTGCGGCTCTCTTCTGTTACCTTCACTTCGTTCTCCTTATTCTCTATAACGTTCATACCGTTCTTATTATTATTCTTTGATTCCATAATTTCTAATTTTTTAATGTTGTTATAAAATGTGATTACTTCTTCTTGTAAGGCTTGATAATGAAGCCTTGATATTTTTCGCTATAGGTGATATAACTACCTTGTTTAAAGTCTCTGTGACTGATACATAATATCTCTTCATAATTCTTGTAATTTTGGTTAATATTGTTCCGTGTCGGGTCTCGAACCCGATGTGCGCCTGTTCGCTCACGGATGACCGATGTTAGAGTCTCTTGAGAGCAGCTTCGATGTCTGCGACTTCTTTGTTCTCAATCTTCGATATTTCTTGTAATATCTCGTCAAAGTGATTAACAAAACTAAGTGCATCTACTACGCGGCCAACCTTCACATTAAGGTCACCAGCATATAGGTCGCATGTACCAAACTCTTGCAACAAATGGTAAATGGTGCCACTCTTTAGCGCAAGAAGATTGGATTTAACACAACTTATTTGCACGGTAATAACGCTGAAGGTAATACCACAGCGAGGGATAAAGATTTCTGGCTTGTCAAGCTCAATGAGCTTATCGCATATAGCTTTCGCCAGTTCCTCGCACTTTTTTTTCAGTTCTTGAGACTTGTGTGCGTAATCGTCACGTCCAAGTACTTTCCACATTTCTTTTTTCTCCATAATTGTTGATGTTTTTTAATGTTGATAATATTATTTATTGTCATAATAGCAGAGTACTCTGTATCCGTTCTTGACGAAGATGTCGAGTAATTCCTGTGCGCTCTTGTAAAAGAGATTCAGTTCGATGCTTACAACCTCATCAAGGAATAGCCGTTTGCGGTTCTTGATGATGTTGTCACAATGTTTCTTGTCGGCTAAGAAATTATACATCACGTATCTCTCTTCATCATTCTGCTTGTATTCGCAAATAAAGATGGCGAGAGCATTTCCGGAGTAAATGTTTACGTTGTACTTCTTTCCTTTCTGTCTGATGGTAAGTTTACCCATCTTGTCTTTCCAATTCCATTGTAATGCCATATTCTTAATAATTTATTGGTTAATAATGTCAGAGGGATTGCTCCCTCTGTTTTTAAGGCTTCTTGATATTAATGATACCTGTCACGCTCATGGCATCTGATGGCTCAAACTTGTCAGGCTCTAAGCCGCAATCCGTGTAGCCGAATAGAGAATCCACACAAGCGTCATACCATTCTGTTTCATCTGGTTCGTAATCATCCGGCGCATCTTCAGTTATTATAATATGATGATCGTGATATTATTTATCGGAAAGTATCACTATTTATATATACATATCCTGAACCACGCTTGTAATCTCTTACAGATGAAGCATGAAAACAGGCTCTACCTATACCAGACAGCCAGCGATCTCTACCTAACTTTTTAAGAGCTTCCTCCTCGCTGATTCTCTGATCATCTTTAGTGTAATACTTGTAATTAGCTTTTTCTATCTGATTGAAATCCTCTTCGAGATAGCCGATTTTCTTTAAAAACTCCTTATCTTTCTTTGTTAACTTTGCCATAATTTCTAATTTTTAGATGATTCAACAATACTATTGATAGCTATTAAACTCTACGAGTTCCAGCGAGCCACCTTCCAGTTTACTCTGAATTTCATACGCAACTGTAGCACCGGCAAACTTCACGTCGTTTTGAAAGTCTTCTATCTGTTCCAGTACCGGAACTTTCTCGCCATTTGTAGCCCAGCGGAAAATATGCTCCCTGATACCTTTTGCGATAGCTGCCAGCAGTCGGCGGGTGCCCGCCTTGTCGGATGATCCGACGTAATATCTAATCATTGAGCCGCGGGATTTCCAGTTGTCGCAAGTGCTCAGAATATAAATATGCTTCATACGATTTTCTAATTTTTCGTTGTTGCTATAATATTGCTATAATACCATACTGCCGCCTGAGCCATTGCATCCTTCAATGCTTCCAGATACCTGTCTGTATCATCAGGCGTATTCATCGGAACGTGCCTATCTGGATATTTTCCTCCCTGGTCTCCACTGCCAATATGAATGATGCAGAAGGAGCGGTCCTTATCGTGGGTGGCTACCATACCACGGCGCTTGCAAACTTCTACCCACCATTCAAAATACTTTGGATCGAAAGTCACTACCTGGAACACGCTCCATGGGTATTCCCGGGCAGTCAGCAGGATTTTACCCTGCTGCTGCGAGATAGCGAAATTATATATAACTGATGATTTCTTCATTTTCTATCTGTTCTATAATGAGTGATTTCTAATTTTCTAAGCGGTCTATAATGAAGGCAACGCTTAGGCTGCCTTACCTTTGTCTATATCATTAATAAAACAATATGCGCTTACCTGATCACAAACCTTATAATAAGCGTAAATTTCAGGGCGCTCATCGGTATATCCTTCTGCCTCTAATTCTGCCTTCACAATATAATAGAGCATGTATGCCAGATAATTTGCCTGGTAATAAGCATCCGTATTGAAAAGCACCCCAGCCTCCCAGTCGTCGATGTCGTTACTCAGGAAGGAGATGAAACCGCTTGAGCTGGTGTGATTCTTCTTGATCCATCCGGCTATCTTATCCCGGTGATTTATCGCCTTTTCTATAATCGCCTTCTTAGCTTGGTGGGTAAGACTGATACGAACCTCGCACGCATCATTCTCGTAATTATAGAATCGTGGCTGCCATACCTGGAGAAAATCCAGTTTAATATCCTCATGGATATATTCTTGCATCCATTCTTCCCAAACCTCGGTGTACTTCTCACAAATAGCCTTATAATATCCCTTATAATCAAAAGTGAAATCCTTATCCTCCTCCGCGCATTCTTCAACGCTATAATTATAAACATCATCGTCTGGGCTCCAGATGGAGCAATAAAAGCCTTCAAAACCGGCTAAACGGGCTTTGCACACCGTTGTAAATTTCTTTTCCTTTTCCATAACCTTAAAAATTTAAATGTTCTATAATATGTTATTTTCTTTATTGCCAGGGAATCCTATTTTGCTGGATTCCCTGATACTACACGCACGCTATAATAAGGCGTATTAAATGGATATTTCACTTCGTTGACGTAATACACCGCCGATGGTGTACTCATTGCCAAGGTATCCTGGCAGATTACCACGCCATTCATACCGTGAGCCATCATGTTCAGGGCGCACATCTTACATGCCAGCGGATCTGAATCCTGGGCAACATACTTATATGTTCTGCCTGCTGAAGGATCAGGGCTGCTCATCTTTGCAAAATGAGAAAGGAGAAGGCGACCACTACCAGCGGCGCAATCATTTACCGTTTTGCCTGAAATATTAGGGCTGGAAGCCTGTTTTTCCTTCGAGCCTATAATATCACTTATTAGGTCGGAAATGGCAGGAGGCGTGAAAAATTGCCCTGTCTTAGATGCCTTGCCAGGTAATAGATACATATTCTCATAAAGAATGCCAAACACATCAAGCCAGGTGCCATTCTGAAGTGCCACGCTTACATCGACCAGCCAGTTTGTAGCCAACAAACCAAATTCTGGTTTTTTGCTGATACGCTCACTAAACCAGTTTTGCAGACTGTCAACACCTTTGCCCTTGAATGCCTCGACGCTGAATAAATCCAGAAGGAAGTCACAGAAATCGCTCAGTGCCATTTCGTATGGTCTGCCATCCTTATCTGCCTGGCGGCTCAATATATCTACATACAATTTATTGTCTTTCATAATTCCTCAAAAATTAAAACGTTCTATAATAAGTAAAAAATCACTCATTCTATAAAGGGTGCCCTGAATAGCATTCAGGGCTATTTGTTAGCATACCCAGATGTGACCAAACAGTGGGTACTTCTCCAGGTCGTGTTCACGTGCCCAGCCTCTGATCGTTACATCGGTTTTTACCAGCTTATGAAGAGAAGCCTCGATTTTGCGTACCTGGTCCACGTACTTTGCGTAATGTTTGATGCTATCTTTGTATTTTGCAATATCCCGTGTTTTATTCAAGATATACCCGTCTATCAGATCGACGGCTTCTGCTGCATCCATACGGTCGTTTGTCGTCCACTTCCAAGCTTCCTGAGTCGGTGAACAGGAAGAAGAATAAAACACGATACCTGGAGCGTATTCTCCGTAAGAGTTGATAGCGTTCATCTCAAGACAGCCATCATAAAAGCCGCAAGAAAAGCCTGTAGCCTCCTTTGCAGCGTCCAGGAAGCGCTTATTTATCACTTTGCCATCGAAGGTACGGCAAACATCTTTTAACGCCTTCATGGCTATTATTTCTTTGTTCGAGCGGTCCATGAGTTTATCGACGTGTTCGCGGTACTTTCTTACCGCCTCGTTTTTCTTACGACGGAGCCAAGACTTCACGGCTTTTTGGTAATCTTTTTCCGAGCCTATAATATAAGCTATAGGCTCATCACGTTTTACTATACCACGGCGCATGTAAAACTCATTTCTTAAAATTCCGTATTCCTTTGCATTTTTCACGCTGCTAAAACGTTCCGGTTTTGCGGCCGGAATAGAATCACTGGTCCACAGGAAAACGTCTCCGGAGTCTTCTGCTAAATCGCCCAGGCGGGCCGCAATTTTCCAGATAGCCTCTTTTTCCAAATTATTAAAATCTATCTTTGCTTCCATAATTCCTCAAAAATTAAATTGTTCTATAATATATAGTGATATTCTTTGCAGCCTATATAAAAGGCTCCAGGAGTGCCCTGGAAGCCTTAACAGGCGTATTTTTCGTACTTGTCGAAGTCTATAAAAATCTGTTTGATAACTCCAAGCTGAAACGAGTAGTACACCTGATCATAAATACACTCCTTATTCTTATAAAAGTGCATTTCAAAGGTAATACCTTCGTGCCAGATGTCCCAGTGACAGCCCGCTAAATCGACGGCGGCAAAGATATTCTCTATTACGGTGCCATCATCAAAAGTGATAGGCTCGTGTCTTACTTCAACCTTAAAGCCAAGGGCACGCAATAAAATAGCTAATTTCTTTAATTTCTTCATATTCTTAATATTTTAAAGAGTCTATAATGATACCTTAAAACCCTCCTTCTCAAAATCTGGAATGAACTCTTCACGAATAGATGCCCACACCTGAATGTTACGTCTTTTATAGGCGTAATCAAATTCTATCTCCGTGCGCGCCTTAAATACAAGGCCTATTAATTCCGGCCCTTCGTCCGTATCTCGATACATACCTGTAGCAGTTTTGATACCGTTTTTAGTTAAATCAATACACCAGTTGCGGCTTAAAATCTCGCTGAACGCTTGGCACGCCTCCTTCAGGTTTTCCGCCTGGATCTCGTTGTGCTGATTTCTTATATCCATAAAAAAATCCGCACTTTTTTCGTTGCCCTCCTTGTCGTATAATACAGAAGGAGTCACCGTGTAATTAAAATGAAAAGTCTTCATAACTCTAAAAATTTAAATGTTCTATAATCTGTTTAATAATTCTTCGTGATATTTTGCAGCCGCTATAAATAGGGCTTTTATCACTTATTAGAAGGTGCCGGCGGGAATGATCCGCCGTTTTGGCCTGGATACCTTTGCACCCTAATATAATTTAAGATACTCGTTTATATACGGCCGATCCGTTACTAAAACGACCTATCTCTATAATCTGATCAGTTAACGGCGCGGCTACTTTTTCGATATTCTCTATAATAGAAGAATATAAAGACAAAAGTCGCTTTTCTAAGTTTTTAGACTGCATAACCGCAAAACCGCGTACCTGGCCCGTGCTTCTATACTGGCACGCCTGATCCGTGTCCCACAGACCTTGCTCCAGAATGTCGGCAAAATCTATATCGTGTACGTCGTCGTACTCGCTACCATCTAAATAAATTTTGCCATCTAAATAAGCCCCATCGTAATAACCAGGTCGCAAAAATACATCTATCGAAAACTCGAAAGGAACACCACAAAACTCGATTTCACGGAAAACACTTGCAATCTGGTATGGTTCCCCGTTTTCCAGATAGCCTCCATCAAGATCACTAATCGCTCCAGCGATATTGTCGCGCTGAAAATCGAACTCGCTTTCGTCTTCTGTCATAATAGAATAGTATCTACTAAAAATTGTGCTTCCAAAATTACATGTTGCCATAACTCTAAAAATTTAAATGTTCTATAATATATATTTATTAATTCCTTGTGATATTTTGCAGCCGCTATAAAGCGGCTTTTATCACTTATTAGAAGGTGCCGGCGGGAATGATCCGCCGTTCTGGCCTTAAACCTTTGCACCCTGTTATTTGAAGTTTGAAAAAGAATATCTTATAAAGAGATAGACAGTAATACACACACGGCCGCGGCTATTAGATTAATGCCTATAAATTGAAGACCGTTGACCGTTACACCGTCGCCATCACTGGCAAAGTATGTTTTAGGCGCAAATAACCATCGCCAGGCGCTTTTTATAGCTGCAAAGGTACATTTATTCAGGCGTGCAAAGAGAATGGCACACACGGCAAATAAAACACTTACCAGGGCCGACGTACTGGAACGGCGCGAAAAAGTAATATTATAATTGTTCATATTTCTAATATTTTAAAGATCCTATAATATAGTTATTTTGTGGGTACCCTGGAAGGTTCAGGGTACCGGGCTTTTATGCACACCGCATGAAGTTGTCGAGATAGTAACGGGTACCGTACACCGTGAAATAAGGACGTGCCTCCGTCTCCTCATTTCTTGGGAACGTGTACTTTATTTCTTGCCATCTTTGCGCCGTGTGCGATTTATCCATACAGTAACGGCGCCATAATACGCCGGACCCGTCACTACTTACAACAATCCCCAGACCGCCGCAATTACTTATTGCGTAAAAACATTCTCCGTACTTTGCCAGTCTGTTATATTCCATTTCTTTTGTATTTTTTGCCATGATGTTATATATTTAAAAAAATTGATATTTTCTTTTCTCGCTGTTATCTTATATTATTTAATTAACACTTCTTTCTTTGTATAGTCCCAATCTGCAGCGATACAGGCAAGACCCGCGAAAGCGGAAACAAAAGACAGAAGGCCGAAAATAAAAATACCTTCAATCGGTTTTGCGATATTAGGACACCCGCCAGAAACAAGTGCAAAAACGCAATCAATAACAACCGCAAAGAAGACGATCGCCAGGGCTACAGGGAAAAAATAAAAAACTTCTACCTTTGCGAGTACGGCAAAGAAAAACTTTACCTTTGCGGCTACTGCCTTCAACTTTGCCATGATACCAAAAAAATCAAAATTCTTTTTCATAATTCCTAAAATTTTAAATGTTCTATAAATAGGGGGTACCGGCGGGAATGATCCGCCGTGTTGGCCTGGCTACCTTTGTACCCTGGAATCCTTAAAATATATTATAGCGCCGCCATCATGGCAACGGCCGCGTTAACGGTTTTTGCCTGGTCCTTGTTTGTGATTTCTGGTGTGTGATCACGTACAAATTTCTTTTGTTCGTCGCTTAATGCTGCAAAATTAGCTTCGAACGCTTTTATAAAGCGTTCCGCCTTCTTGTGTTCATCAAGGGCCACCGCCTCCACTTCGAGGCGCAAAGGTTCACGTAAGCTTCTAGGAAACTTCTCTATAGCGTGATATAGTACCGTTTCGTACTCGAAAGTCTCCCAAGTACGGTTATAATACGATACGATAGAGTGCTCGTAATCTTTGCCGCCTCCGAACGCAAAAACATGATGGCAAAAGCCGTTTCGCGTGTTTGAAGTACTACAAGTAAAATAAATATGTTCGCCGTTAACTGCAAAATCAAATGTTTTGATATTATATCTTTTAGTTTTCATAATTTCTAAATTTTTAAATGTTTCTATAATAAAGGGATAATAAGGGAGCCGGGACCGGCTCCCATGGCTTTATTTAATCGTCGAGTCTGATTTCATCTGAATTATCCAAATCATAAATTGCCAGTTGGCCGTTAACTCGTGCAAGTTCCAGGGCCTCCGTGCGATCCTTTACAATTACGGTTGCATCGTAATAGTAGCAACCGCTTTTCGTGTCATACCAGCCACCAAAAGCGAGGCTATCAAAACGAGAAGCTTCTCCCTGATTCTGCATTTTATTGATAACATCAACTACCTTTTTAAGACCTTTGGCCCCAAAAGAGTCTTGAGTAACTGCAAGGGCTACAGCATAACCTGAAGTTATAGGCTGCAGAGTTGCAGCGTTAACGGTGTAACCTTCTGGATTTTGAGCGGCGATCGCTGCAATTGTTGAAATAACTAAATCCTTTTTCATAACTTTTTAATTTTAAATGTTTAATACCTTGTTTCTTGTTTTAATTTTGTGGCTATAAAGGGAGCCGCCCCCTTTCCAAAAGCTAAATGTTTTCTCCGTCTATAATGTAATGTATTTTGTTTGGCTTGAGTTGTCGCCGTTTCTTACCGTTGTAATACTCCCAACGACGCCCGCGCCTGTAATAAGATACACTACCTAATAGCTCGCTACATTCTTTATAATAGCCTGTTGTTAGTGCCCGCCGTTTCCTGAAGGTTAACGGCAAAAATCCTTATATGTTTATTAATAAGTATTACTACCTATTATATATTTTCATTTCGTTTGTGATTTTGAGTAACTGCCTTCAGTTACACACAATATGTAATTAAGTCAAAGATCAATTGTAAAACTATTACCTTTTGTTTTACGATTGCAAAGGTAATGATAAAATTTGTTTCAACCAAATATTTTGCAAGAAAAAACACGAAATAAGTTGTTATTTAACGTTCGTTTATAACTATATATCGTGTTTTTACAGATTTTAATAATTATATAGTATTTTATCGCTAACATTATATAGTTATTAGATTTTATAGTTATTATATTATATACCTTATTATATATAGAGAAAAAGCGGTGGCACTCTGTTGCCTCCGTTCTGGGTCGTGGGTGATGGTGCGGGGTCGTGGGTGATGAGTTCAGGCGGTGGCACTCTGTTGCCTCCGTTCTGGGTCGTGGGTGATGGTGC